GCTCAGAGAATTTGATCCTAACTTAGATGAAAAACTCAAAGACTCTAACGAGGAAGTTTTAATGCCTATGCCTTTTATAATGATATGAAAATTACAGTAGTAGATACGATACCCGATTTATTTTTAGTTGAGGATATATATCCCGAACACTTATTGAATAAAATGTCTGTGGATTATGCGTTGTCTGCAAAATGGAGTAGAGAAGATCAACAGTCAGATTGGTTACGTAGAAGACTGTCAGACAACGATATTACTAGAGAATTTGACAGCTATACAAAAACATTGTTGGACGAGTTTGAACAAGCCACTGGATATGCTAGCGTATCCTGCGATACCGGTTTTTGGTTAGATGAGCCCGGTTTTACTGTGAACAAGCATTTAGACAATGATAGAGTAACTGCTAGCATGCAGATTTATCTCTGGGATAATCAACAGTTACCAGGCACTGCATTCTATAGTCAAGACAAAATTAGAAAAGAATTCCAATATAAAAAGAACACGGGGTATTTCATGATCAATAACAGCCAGCAATTTCATGGAATGACAGCCAGCGTTCCCGCTAATCAGTACAGACTTTGTAGCTACACCTGGTTTTACCCTAAAGTATAAATATATTATTATGATCAATATTGAAAAAACCGCTGAAAATCTTTTTGACAAAATCCGTAGTAGATTTTCCAGTGTTAGTATCGGAGATGAAAACGCTAAAGCAACCGTAGACCCTGAGCAGGCAAGATTTTTCAATTTTGACTTTACAGTAGCAGATAAAAACTACGGCAACATTACTATTAGTTTGGCAGACAATGATAGTCTAAAAGTTTATTTCGACAAAGAAATAGACAGTGACATGGATGACAGTGAACGTCATACCTGGTATGATTTTTTAAAGAATATCAGATTGTTTGCCAAGCGTAATATGTTAAACTTTGACGTCAGAGATATTGCTAAAAGCGGCCTTGAACTCAAAGATCTACGTACAGCTACAAATAATACTAACAACATTAGTAAAAACGATGTAGAAGGTTCGGTCACAGAATCTAAACTCTATGGTACTCGACGTAGTAGCTATCAAAAATTAGAAGACGTAAGAATTATTGCTAGACACAGTAAGCCCATAGTAGACGAAACTATCCCTGGTGCAAGAAGCAGAAATGTCCATGCATTCTACATCGAGAATTCCTTAGGAGAGCGTGTACGCTGTCCAGACGGCACTACTTTTAATGGGGCAAGAGTCTATGCAAGGCATGTTAAAAATGGCGGCGCACTGCACGACGATTTTGGACGGCATATTACAAAAATTATCAGCGAGATGAACTCATTGAAAAATTTTGTGCGTAATGTTAGAGGTAAAACATTTGAAGATGCAGAAACATCTGCCATGATTGAAAGTGCTATCGACCATTACGGCCGACTGCACAGAGACTTGTTTACACTAAGAAGCCAGCGCGGTTATCAACAATATAAGTCACTTTGGCAACCCGAACTACTAGATGAAACAGACATTGATATAAATGAAATCAAAGAACGTTTCACTCGCAGAGTATTCGATGAACGTATTGCCGATGCGTTGCCAATAGTACAGCGTGCCTATACCGAAAGAAAAACTAAAACAGCAGAAGAATTTGAATCTTGGGCCAACGGTGTTGTAGCAGAGTATATTGAAGAAGATGACGACATAGGCGAGTTTAGTCCTTTTGCTAACAATATTCCTACCAACGACGCCGGGGACATCTTAGACGACGGAGACAGCGATCAACGTATATCTAAGCTATTGGATGAAAACGGATTCGAGTATCGATTCGACAATGGCAAATATTATTTGGAAAGCAAAGAAGAAATCGAGCGAGCCAAAGACATCATTGCCGCCGCAGATCCCGACATGGAGTTTCCTGAGTTCAGGGTATTTGACTATGGTCATGGCACTTATGGTAGCACAACATTTGATAGAGAACTGACCAATCACGGTGTTCACGAAGATATCAGCTTTATCAAACAGTTGGCGGGTATCACCAAATAATTTGATTTAAGTCAAAAACACAGTTACACTAATCAACTGTGCTAAACAAAATTTTCACTTTTTGTCTTGACAGACTAAATACTAATGTTATACTATGCAAGGGTGTGTAGTATATCTAGGCACAACAAAGACCATCTTAATTTATAAAGGAAATACATCATGGCAACATCTTTAGCAGAAATTCGTGCAAAACTTAAAGCACAAGAAAACCGTCAAGGCGGTAACTCAACTGGTGGCGACAACGCTATCTATCCACACTGGAACATTGCAGAAGGCTCCACAAGCCGTATCCGATTCCTCCCCGACGCAAACACTAAAAACACTTACTTTTGGGTTGAGCGTTTAATCATCAAACTTCCTTTTGCAGGCATCAAAGGCCAAGTAGACAGCAAGCCTGTTATCGTACAAGTTCCTTGCATGGAAATGTATGGCGAAGCTTGCCCTGTGCTAGCAGAAGTTCGTCCTTGGTACAAAGACGAAAGTCTTAAAGAAACAGCAAACAAGTATTGGAAAAAGAAATCATATCTGTTCCAAGGTTTTGTTCGAGACAACCCATTAAGCGACGACAAGACTCCAGAAAATCCAATCCGTCGTTTCATCATCAGTCCCCAGATCTTTAACTTGATCAAGAACGCACTGATGGATCCAGAGTTCGATAACATGCCCACAGACTATGAAAATGGTGTGGATTTCAGCGTTAAGAAAACCAGCAAAGGCGGTTATGCTGACTATAGCACCAGCACATGGGCACGTAAACCCAGCGCATTGACCTCAGACGAACTTGCCGCAGTGGAGCAGTTCGGTCTGTATAACCTAGCAGACTTCTTGCCAAAGAAACCCACTGAGCAAGAACTTGCTATTATCAAAGAAATGTTCGAAGCGTCTGTGGACGGCGAACCTTATGATCCAGAACGTTGGGGTCAATTCTACAAACCTGCCGGTTATAATGCAGGCAACGACGACAGCGGATCTTCCGCATCTGTTCCTAAGGCAGCACCTACTCCTGCGCCAGTGGCCAAGGCAGCACCTACTCCGGTGGCACAAGACGATGACGCTCCATTTGACACTGACGACACACCAGTGACTGCACCTGTGGAGGCTGCTAAACCCAGTAGCCAACGTGCAGAAGACATTCTGGCAATGATTCGTAGCCGTCAAAGCAAGTAATCAAAGGGCCTTAGGGCCCTTATTTCTATGCATAAGTTAGTATGGTCTTCTACTGGGGACGAGATATCTCTTATTCCCTGCAACATTGATTTATATCAGTATTTTGTTGAGCAATTAAATTTGTTTGATCGAAATAGATATATTTCTATGCACATAGATCATACTGACTTATTTGCACAGCTCAACGAAAGTTTGTCTGTAGTTAATCGATTACTCAAAGAAAAATTTAAAATTTTTTGCTTTGATATCCCTGATCCGAATTGGCATGATCAACGATTGTTAAATCAACTACACAGGGAATGGGTAACTTTGTATCAAACGCATCCACAAATTTCTACAATCTGCGAATCTATAGAATCTGGCTCTTCATTTCATTTTTATCAGTTAAACAAATTGATTCATTCTGCTGAACAGCAGTTTGATTCTTTTACATTAATCAACGATATAGCGAGCTTTGAAAACATTTTCGACAAAGATCTTACTATGCAAGGTGTAGCAGGTCTGTCTATAAACTATAATAATCTTGGCCGCAGTACATTTAACAAGTGGATAAATTTTGATACAGCGATCACTGACAGTGACACAAACAATTTTAAAGAGATATATACAGAACTAACAATGAGTTTAGCTAGACCCAGAGTTTATGGTGTACCCAAAGAATTTGGACAACAGCGATTGCAAGGCGACAGAATTGGATTGGCAAATTTTGACAGGCTCGAGGACAATCTGCTAAACTACAGACAATTAGTTTACAAAAATTTTAGATTAGAATCTAATTTCATTGAATTACATTAAAGGACAATAATCATGGCAACAAAACCATTCGACGTAAGCAAATTTCGCAAAACAATTACTAAAAGCATCGACGGTATTTCCGTTGGATTTAACGACCCCACAGACTGGATCTCCACAAACAACTACGCTCTTAACTATCTTATTAGTGGCGATTTTAACCGCGGTATACCGATGGGTAAGGTTACGGTGTTTGCTGGGGAATCTGGTGCAGGCAAATCCTTTATCTGCTCGGGCAACCTTGTTAAAAATGCTCAAGAACAAGGCATTTATGTTATTCTTATCGACACTGAAAACGCTCTTGATGAAGCATGGCTACACGCCCTCGGAGTTGATACGTCTGAGGACAAGCTACTTAAACTTAACATGGCTATGATTGATGACGTAGCTAAAATGATTTCGGAATTTGTAAAAGAATACAAAACACTGCCAGAAGATCAGCGTCCTAAGGTCTTGTTCGTACTAGACTCGCTGGGTATGCTTTTAACGCCAACGGACGTTAACCAGTTTGAAGCTGGTGACTTAAAAGGGGATATGGGACGTAAGCCCAAGGCCCTGACTGCGTTGGTGCGTAATTGCGTTAACATGTTCGGTGACTTGAATCTCGGCCTAGTCTGTACCAATCATACATACGCTAGTCAGGACATGTTTGATCCTGACGATAAAATTAGTGGCGGTCAAGGCTTTATCTACGCAAGCTCTATTGTTGTTGCTATGCGTAAGTTGAAGTTGAAAGAAGACGAAGACGGCAACAAGATCTCTGAAGTCAAAGGTATCCGTGCTGCCTGTAAGATTATGAAAACACGTTATGCCAAGCCTTTTGAAAGTGTGCAAGTTAAGATTCCTTACGAAACAGGTATGAATCCTTACAGTGGTTTAGTTGATTTGATCGAAGGCAAAGAAATGCTGAAGAAAGAAGGCAACAGCCTGGTATACACTACAGCCGAAGGCGAAATTATTAAGAAGTTCCGCAAAGGTTGGGAACGTAACGACGATGGTTGTTTGGACACAGTCATGGCAGATATTACTAAATATCCGCATAAACTAGATAAAAAAATTGACTTGGACACAGCAGTCGACCAAGATGTCGAATGATAAAAAAATAATTCGTGTAGAACCAATTGATAACTGGTTCGTGATAACCTGGGAATTAGGTAATAGGTGCAATCAAAGTTGCGCCTATTGTCATCCCAAGTTACATTCCCCCACTGGTAAAATATACGCATTAGAAGAACTGCAAAATTTTTGGGTAGACATATACACAAAAACCAAACATCTTGGGCTTAGGTATAAAATTTGTTTTTCTGGCGGCGAAGCTACTACACAAAAGAATTTTCTACCTTTCTTAGAATGGTTAAGAACAGAGTATAAAGATCAAATAGCTAAATTAGTGTTAACTTCAAATGGCACGGCTAGCGCCAACTATTACATAAAGGCATTGGCGCTAATAGATAACCTGTCTATTAGTGTACATTCAGAGTACATCGACGAGAAAAAGTTCTTTAGTAAATTAATCGATCTTAAAAATAGATTGCCCCGGGATAAATTTTTACACGTTAATATTATGAACGAACCTTGGAATCAGGTACGCATAGCCTACTACGAGCAAGTGTTAAAAGAATTCGATATCTATTATACCGTAAATACTATTCTTTATCCCGAGGACAGAAAGTTAATTCCTATCTTTAGAGGAGACTTAAACTTTGACTTATCAAAATCACCCAAATTACAACTGCAAAATAACTCTTGATTCTGGAGAATCATTTAATGTATACTCGCAGTGGCTAAGTAATGAAAAACTATTCAATTGGAAGGGCTGGGAATGTAACGCAGGTATAAATCGTCTCTACGTTACAGCAAACGAAGAAGTATACAGTGCAGTATGTGAACATGATTATTTGGGTACTATGCGGACAGGTTGGGACATACCTAATACAACGACTATCTGCAAACGCGATACATGTTTTCCAAACACTGACGACTTATTAACATTTAAACAACAAATAAACAAGGAATGATATGGATCTAGTAATTGAAGTTTATCAAACTCTTAAAAATTATATTCCTGCAAAAGATAGACAGGAAGCGTCTGACACACTGATGTCGATATTAGTGGATATGATGAATGACGACGAGTTAAAAGAATTTGCATCATCGGACTTATATACTCAGCGTAGCTATAACGAATATGCAGGCGACGTGGAAGAATATGATGACGATGAATATGACGAGTAAGGCCAACTGTGTGGTATAACAGAGTAGTACAGGATCTAGGTAATATACCCGCGTTCATCGATTACTATGAACACGAGCTAATAGTCGCAAAATCGGACTGCGGTGTTAAAGGCCATTTGGAAAAAAATATTGCCTCTTTACCTGGTATTACTGAACACAGATTTAATCAGCTTCAAGAGATCGAAGCTGTGCTTAACTTTCTTAATATACAACTAAGAAAAATACGTAAAAAGCATTTTCAAAAGTATTTAGAAAATTATAATCGTGCATTGACCAGCAGGGACGCGGAAAAGTATGTGGATGGTGAAGACGAAGTCATTGATTTCGAAACTATTATCAATGAAGTAGCACTGATACGAAATAAATGGTTAGGTCTAATGAAAGGTATCGAAAGTAAAAACTTCATGCTAGGACACGTTGCTCGTTTACGTACAGCTGGCATGGAAGACATTACTCTATGAACATTTTTAAATCTGATCAAGACAGTCATAATCATAGTCTGCAAACTCTAAATTTAATTGCCAACTACGATGATTTTTTAGATAGCATTAAAGTAATTGTAGACATGGGCTGTGGTTCGGGCGCAGATATTAACTGGTGGGCCACAAAAACTTATCTATCCGATAATCAAATACCCATGCCTTATAATTATACCTGTTATGGTGTAGACCTTGATCTAGGATCGGCGCCATCGTTATATCAAAGTGAAAATATTAGATGGGTTACCGAAGACTTTGATAACTTGAATGAAAATCTAAAAGCCGACTTAATTTGGAGTCATGACAGTTTTAGATTCAGTACTAATCCTTTGCAAACACTACGTCGATGGAATTCAATGTTAAATCCCGACGGTATGCTGGTTTTGATTGTACCGCAGACTGTTAATATTGTTTATAATCGTCCAGTGGTCACAGGACTTAGTTATTCTTATTTCAGTTATAACATCTGTAATCTATTATACATGTTAGCAGTCAATGGTTTTGATTGTCGTGGCGGTCATTTTTACAAAGAAGCCAATGATCCGTGGATTCATTGTGTGGCTTATAAAAGCCCACACGCACCTATGAACCCTGCCAAGACTAATTTGTATAATTTACAAGCATTAGATTTACTTCCGCAGACAGCACAAGATATGATTAACACATATGGATTTATAAAACAAGATCAATTACAAACACATTGGCTTAATGGCCAATACTGTGATTGGAGTAAAGTATGAAAATAGTATTAGTCACCGGGGGATTTGATCCCATGCACAGCGGCCATTTAGCTTATTTCGAAGCCGCAAAAAAATTAGGCGATAGATTGATTGTAGGAGTTAACAGTGATCTGTGGTTAGCACGTAAAAAAGGCAGGCCTTTTATGCGGATCACTGAACGTATGTCTATTATTAAAAGCCTTAAAATGGTAGACTCTGTATTTGCTTTTTCTGATGATGACGGTACAGCCTGTGATGCTATACAAAAGGCATTGAACACATATCCAGAAGCAAACATAGTATTTGCTAACGGCGGAGATAGAACCAGCAACAATATTCCTGAAATGGAAATGGAAGGTCTAGAGCGTGTGGAGTTTGTGTTCGGCGTGGGCGGCGAAGATAAAAAGAACAGCAGTAGCTGGATACTTGAAGATTGGAAAAAGCCCAAAACAGAACGAGCATGGGGCTACTATCGTGTACTACACGAAGTAGGCAATCATGTAAAACTTAAAGAACTAACAGTAAATCCCAAGACCTGTCTCAGTATGCAACGGCACGAAAGTCGTGCAGAATTTTGGTTTGTTGCAGAAGGCGAAGCCACGGTATATACAGTGGATCCGCATAGTACAGAATATGAGCTACTAGCTAGCCCGGCTCGCCATCAAGCAACTTGGATTAAACTCAACGAATGGCATCAGCTCTGCAACGAAACAGATCGACCCCTAAAGCTAATTGAAATTCAATACGGCGAAAATTGTGTAGAAGAGGACATTGAGCGAAAGTAATAAATACTTTATGACCAATGATATTCGTAAATTTCTAAGCATAGTGGATGAGGCTCCGGAAGATGTACGGGCTGAAATTACTAAACGAGTGGAAAAAATTCCCGCCGAAGATGATCTAGTAGATATTCTTAAATTTACTAATCGATACGGCATTAAAAAAGACGTAGAAAAATTTGCCGAACTTAGATCTTATAAAGGTCTGGTTAGTAATATTTTCCTGCAGGCGCTGGCTGACGCTTCTTTACCACCCGCAGAAGTTAAAAAGTTTCTTAAAAAGCTGAGCACTGACGGAATTCTTAATGCTTCAAAACTTTTAACGCCAAGAAAATTGCACAGCTATGCAGAACTAATAGACAAAGATTTCCAAAAGACTTTTGATGCAATTAAAGGGGACTTGTTTTCAAAGATTTCTGGAAAAATTGGAGAAAAGGGCGACGTTGGCAAGGGCGAGTATATGTTGGATATTATTAGTCCCAACGTACAGCGCAGGGGCGCACCTGGTGACTTAGATATTGATGGAACAAAAATCGAATTAAAAGCAGGTCAGAACGGGCGTTTAGGACCAGCTGGCAGTCAAGCTCTAGTAGGTAGATTTGCAAGGGAATACGCACCTTTAATTCAAAAGCTAGTACCGGATCGAGAAATTCCTACTGATCAAAGTCAAATAGCTGATATTTTTAACCCCAAACTAAACATGTCTGCATTCACTGAGTTTTTTGATAATGATAAAGCTAAAGTAAAAAAAGCTCTGCAAATCATGTTAAAAATGCATTACCCCACTGTTGACACTGCAACGATGGTCAATGCAGTAGTCGGCGCCAACGGCGAAATCAACGGGCAGGAACTTAAAAAACAAATGCTAAAAGCCAGTTATGAAGTCTATCAAGGCGCAAAAGAATTTGATGGCATTATAATTATGGACGCAGGCGTTACTTCTTTTCTCTATGTAAACAGCAGTGACGACCTTGCGGCAGTAGCAAATCAGTTGGGGGTTAGTTTTCCAAGTTGGACAGACACACAGAGTAACGCTATGAAAGTTACTATCTCTGGAACTGCTATGAAGAGCGCCGCATCAGCCGCTGGCCTTGTTGCGCCAAAGAAAACCGGTAAGAAAGTCAAAGAACCCGATACTGTGTCCACTGACACCCACGCAGTCAAAGGACTAAAACCAAAAGCATCTGCAAAAGTAGCCAAAGAGCCCAGCGCACCAAGAAGTCGCAGATAACAGTTGACAACAAATCACTGACACTATATAATAACTCTATTGCGCTGATAGCTCAGTTGGTTAGAGCAGTCGACTCATAATCGATTGGTCACAGGTTCGAGTCCTGTTCGGCGCACCAAATATAATATGAAAAAATTAATTCAAAATACTGGCGGTTATCAGTTATTCGCCGAACTAAAACCTATTGAAGCATTGGCTAATCGCGAATATGTATTGAAATTTAGTACAGTCTATGACAATGCCAAAGATCCCGACGCAGAGCAAATAAAATTTCAAATTATATTAGACAAATCTGCGGTAGAAAATCTCGGCAGTCTTTTCAATTAACTTTAAAGAATTTTTCTATAATCCAACCTGCAGGATCATATTCGTCGGGTTTATGTGCTTGTCTATAATTGGCTTGATCATAGTGATGATTGTTATGCAGGCCTTCGCCCAGTAAGAACCAATTTAGAACTTTGTTGTTATAACTATAGTCGTTGGTATCGTAGTTTCTATAACTTCCCGGCAATTTCAAATGGTCTATGCAGTTGACCATTGCACCTTGAAATAGATTCCATCCTACTGGTGCTAGCATATAGAACAAGCAGAATTTAAAACCTCCAACAAGCCAAGCCATTAAGACCAGGGCTAGCCACATCTTGTGATAGTGTTCTGTAATAAATTTTACACTAGGGTCTCTAATTAAGTCTCTAGGAAACAGTGTAACTTTCTTTTCTTCTATCCACCACTTTGTGTCTTTGAGAACCCACGTTCCTAAAAAGCTACGCCAAAAACTTTCCCGGGGACTGTGCAGGTCTTGTGGTTGATCGCTGTACTTGTGATGGTGTCTGTGATGTATGGCATAGATAAAAGGGCTACCAACTCCGGATAGCAGTGTGATCCACGCTAATAGTTGGTGTCTCTTTGGACCAGTTTTAAAGCTCTTATGTGCAAAGTATCGATGTAGGCTAATGTTATTGGATATAACACTGATGCATCTGAAATAAAGATAGCTAACAAACCAGTATAGCCATTCCTGTGTATACACAGTCCATACAAGACTGGCAACTAGTGCGCCCATGCCAACGAACCAAAGAAATTTTGATTTTATTAAACTGTAGTCTGTACCCATAAAATTATTTATTGGCGTTTTTTCTGGAATAGCTGTTTGGCAACAGCACGTTTGTTAAACAAATAGTCCAGACTGTTTCCATATTTGTCACGATATTCAGACTCGCTTAACAAAGGCATATTGGGTGTCGCGACGCGAGTACCATCGCTGAGAATAGCAATGTATCTATTGTCCTGAAGATATAATCGTTTTTGTCTATAATCTACAATTTGTCGGCTATTTGTTTTAGTTTTATAAAGATTATAGTTTTTGTTTTTATCGTATTCAAAAATAAAATCTTTAAAAAATTGTTTGTAAGTATTGTAGCCTTGATCTGTTACAAGTCTATTCAAATTGCCAGCAATAAAATGTTCCATTTCTGTCATATCAAAGAATGCAACACTGTCTGCGGCAATATTCGCTTTGGCTTGAAATAAATGATATTTTGCACAAATATAAAACCACCATCTTGCTTCAACCAATGTTTTGATTTCCATGCCACTGTGTGCAAACCATTGTTTTGAAAACTCTATTAGATCGTCGGTTAACCCATGTTTTGAAAATACTGATTCCCAGGAATCCTGTAACTCTGTGGAGTGCTTTGCATAGAATGTTTCGTCAAAACTAGCCGTTATTTCATCTGAAACATCGCCGGTCACTGAAAAACCTTCTACGTCGTGAAAATAATTTTCACCACTGTAATCGTAGAGTTCCAGATTTTTGATAGTGGTCATTAGTAGGAAAAAGTTAGGGTTTTCCTTCATTGACATGGGACTATAAACTATACGTAATTGACTTAGATCATCACTGTATTTTAAAAATGCTGTGATAACCAAAGTGCTGTCTATACCCCCGCTCCAAAACAGATTAATTTTTTGCCCGTTGGCTAAATCGGTTAACTGTTTTATACGCCGAGCAACGATATCTTCTAGTAAAATTTCCTTGTTTAAATCTGGAACTACCCAGGGTTTGGTCTTTTGATAAGAGAAAGGCAATACCAAAGTGTCTGATCGATCCATTAGATCTCCTAGTGGATTCTCAGAAAAGAAATGATTTAAATCTACTAGAAAGTTGTGGTCTTGAAAATATTCTATAAAAAACTGATGCTGACCCGGACGATCATTTATAATATGAAAGCCATGATACTTAATCAATTTTCTAAAATACTGAGGATTAGTCAGTGTTAATAGTGGGCGGTCGTTCATGTGTTTGTTGATGCAACTAAGTCGATTTCGTCTTTGAAATTGCCCATGGTATCAAAAGAATAGACGTCACTGTTACCGTCGGCATTAAATTCTTCGATTTTCTGTATTATAGAACTTTCGTATTGTGCTAGCTGTCGCAGTAGTCTTAGCCTACGTTTATAACGAACTGGATCTTCGGTGTATGCTACCAGATCCTCGAGTAGATGTTGTCTTTTATCTGCAATGTAATTACAGACATCAACGACTAGTTTGGTTTTTGCAAAATCAATTGAATTCATAATAATATTTATAGACCCGCTTGACAACTATTTATTTTTAAGTTATACTGACTTTATGAATGTAATAACACCAAATCCATTGCACAGTTTGTACGGTGCGCTACCGCCCGTGAACGCAGGCACAGTATTTAAGATTAGGGAGCATGAAGAACCCAACTCCATTTCGATGTACACTGGCCCAGACAACAGCACCGAAATGCTGAGAGTCAGCAAGGATGGTTTTTGGGTACGGGGAGTCAAAGTCCCACAGGATGACAAGGAAGCAGAAACTGTGTATAATGCGTTTTTGCAATGGATGAGCCACATGGCTCTGACCAGAAATTACTAATGTTTAAAACGAAAGTATAAATATTTTCAAGATAGCCAAAAGTCTTTGACAACAAAGACTAAATAAATTACAATAGACACTTATATGAAAAACGCGAAACATTTATCATCAGTGAAATGCATAGCCCAACAGGGAGGCTTTATGCCCACCTATTGGTCTGCGATCACATTGATTAGTAATGATCGCACACCAGAGGGTACCCGGGGTCCAGGAGGCCTGTACAGTTAACTTAAACTAACTCTACAAACTCTAAGGACCCCAGGATTAAAAACCCTGGGGTTTTTGTTTATTAAAAGGAATTATGAAAAAGAAAGTTGATATAGCTAGAAAAATGCGAGAAGTTAAGTGGACTACCGAGTACACTATGACCGAAACGGATTATCGAAAGATGATTTTAAGTAAGTTTGAACGTGCTAGTAAGCAATCTGAACTGCTCAAACAGTTAGCTCAAAGTTCTAGAAAATAATTTCAACGTGAATAGGCAACGAGAGCCGCAACACAGCGTATAAATGTGTGAAATGGGCGGACAGGATACATGAACGTGTGGAGATAACGCACTAGTAAGACTCCTGGTCAGGGTATCGACCCTGTCATATCCAGCAGTAATGCTGGGTATTCTAAAATGTATCAGATGAAAATTTCCGGGCCCCTTGATCGGGTCGTTTGGACAGGACGGTGCATCTCCCGAAACTAATACATTTTAGACTACCCAATGGATGAAGATACGGTGTTCCTCCTGACGGGCCCGGGTTGGCTTCGACGCCAACAACCTAAAGGTGTTGACAGTGTATGTTTAGGCATATATAATAGATAAAGTAAAAAATATTCCCTGATAGCTCAGTTGGTAGAAGCACTTGACTGTTAATCAAGGTGTCGCTGGTTCGAGCCCAGCTCGGGGAGCCAAATAATGCGGACGTGGTGTAATGGTAGCCACGCTGGTCTTAGAAGCCAGTGCCTCGTGCGTGTGAGTTCGAGTCTCACCGTCCGCACCAGAATAAAATGGAGCTAGTTTGCTGAATTATGTTTGATTGGTACTGGGCCATACTATATGGTTTTATAATTCATGTGTTTGTTGTTACTTGGGGCTCTGTGTTTTTGCATAGAGTCCATGCACACAGACAGTTGAATGGTACACCTCTTGTGGATAATGTTGGCAGAGTGTTGCTTTGGTCTGTGGGAATTTATTGGCCTGCGTTTGCAAGAACGTGGAGTGCAGTACACAGAAAACATCATAACAATCCCGACACAGCAGAAGATCCACACAGTCCTTGGGTCTATAGTTTTAGTGAGCTACTATTTCCCAAGACATTCAGTACGCCAGGCAAAGCATATACATGACCGCCGAACTTAGAGATCAGCTGGCCGGGGATGTTCCTTTAATGGACGATCGACTAGATGCATTTTTAATGCAGTACAGGCATTATGGTAGACTAGTTTGGTTAATACCTGCTTTGATCTTATTTGGTTGGCAGGGATTGATTGTTGAAGTCATATGGATGACTTTTACTAGAATCAGTGGAAGATTACATAACATTCTTTCACATAACTATGGTTATCGCTGTGAACCTGCTAAGATGGTAGGCGATCATAGTGTAAATATTTTTCCTATAGGTGCATTATGGGGCGGTGAGGAATTCGGCGCTAACCATCATGACTATCCTTGGGATGCTAAATTTAGCCGACGCTGGTTTGAATTTGATCCAGCGTGGCCCTTGATAAAGATATTAGAGTATTTTGGCCAAGTCGAAATTGTAAGGCCTAGATAAAATTTGCGGGTGAAGTGTTTACGGTTACACGTCAGTCTTCCAAACTGAAATAGACGAGTTCGAACCTCGCCTCCCGCTCCAAGAGTTGACATTATTGTAGACCTGTGCTACAATACTAAATATTGACGCAGAGTGTTAGAAGCGGTATCTGGCCAGGCTCATAACCTGGAGGTCGGGGGTTCGATTCCCTCCTCTGCAACCAAATTTGCCTGGGTGCGTAGAGAGGTGATACGTCTCCTTTACACGGAGAGCGATACTGGTTCGAGTCCAGTCCCAGGTACCAGTTTTCCGGGTGTAGCTTAGTCTGGCTTAAAGCGCCTGCTTTGGGAGCAGGAGATCGTGAGTTCGAATCCCACTTCCCGGACCAATTTTAATGGGGCCATAGCTCATCTGGGAGAGCGCCTGTTTTGCAAGCAGGAGGCGGTCGGTTCGAGTCCGACTGGTTCCACCAAGTTTTAGGATACTTTCAGCACTTAAATCTTTTTGGTATAAAGAAAAAGCGTATCCTGTTATATGCACCGGTGGCAGAGTGGCCCAATGCAACGGATTGCAAATCCGTAAAACCGTAGGTTCGAATCCTACTCGGTGCTCCAGTTAATACAAGTCTATTTCAACTACAGCAATTTTACCGCCAAAGCCCATGCTGGCTTTTAACATACGAGTGTATGGAAATGCAGTGGGCTCGGTGATAATCCTGTCGTCGTTGGCGATAGCGGGGCCTGCTAATACATTAGGACGAAGTTCGTTACGTGCTTTGTCTTGTAGAGCCAATGCTATTTCTACAGCACCGCAGGCACTGAGTGTATGTCCAACATAGCCCTTGTAGCCAATGATTGGACAGTCTTGTTTAATAGTTTTGCTAAAGAATTCGTATTCTACAGGATCGCCCACAGGGGTTCCTGTGGCATGTGCATTCCATAGTTCAACACTTTTAAAATCAATAGAACTAAGGTTTCGAATGATATCTTCTGCTGAGCCAGGATTAGTTACTAATTCGGGATTGGTGTAGAAATGAAAGTTTTGAATGAATGCGCGAACATCTGAGGTGTACTTTACACTAGGATGCTTGACCAAGTACAGCGCGGCACCATCGCCCAATTTGAATCCTTTAGATGTACTATCAAAAGGCAAGCCTGTATCCTGGTCCAGTGCGCCGAAGCTGTTGAAGTGCCATGCACCGTACGGATGAATGTAATTGTCATCGCACCATACAACCACTGGTTGTTGGGTGGCTTGACTGATCAATGCGGCATTGTAAAATGCATATAAACTGCCAGCACAGGCACCTTGCACGTTTTGCACAAAGCCTGTGAGACCTAGTTGTTCGGCAATATAAGTGAATGCACTATCAATGGTACTGCTACGTATTTCACGTGGCCGACCACGACGTTTACCATGTGTAAAGTCTGCCCAAACTGAGTGAATAGCTTCACTGCTGAAACTGCTAAGTGTGGTGCAGACCAAAGGCCATTTAGGATTGATGTCGTGGCGTTGTTTGAACGCCGTAGTTAATTCGCCTAAATTCCAGTTTGGAAGGTATTGATAGTCAAGTAGTTCTAATTGCATGCAGATATTTATTGGTGCCCGTTTTGCAAACCTAAGTATTAGATATCCGTTCAAATTGGCGGGGTATAGACAATAAATTGGACTTCTGCTACAATACAACTTAGACAGTTAGGAAACTAACTGATGAACAAGTTCTTTAAAAATTTAATTTGTCATGTAGACCTGTACAAGTTACAGGCTCTATATGTAAACACATTAGGGTTACCTGATCCGTTAGGTATCTACTAGAGAGGATCACCAACCGACGGGTTGGCTCTACTAGTAGTACAAGAAGCGCATGAGTACGTAAGTGACTGAGCGTGACGGGCAGTTAGGCAGTAATGATGAAAACACCGAACCAGTAGACGGTACTGGGGGATAGCAGACTTGCTATATCGTGTTGGAGTTCCCGTAAAGTGTTTACATATAGAGAATATGCGAGTGTGGTGTAATGGTAGCCACAGGAGACTTAAAATCTCCCGTCTTAGGGCGTGCCGGTTCGACTCCGGCCACTCGCACCAAATTGATACACAGACTTGAACAAGGGGTACTAGTCTACCTCGTTTGTGTATCACACTATTCTGCTCCGTTCGTCTATCGGTTAGGACACCGGCCTTTCACGTCGGTAAGGAGGGGTTCGATTCCCCCACGGAGTACCAAATATTTGGCCAGGTGGCAGAGCGATTATGCGCTGGATTGCAAACCCGGTATAGGTAGGTTTAACTCCTACCCTGGCCTCCAATTTAAGGGTGTTGCCCACTACGGCGGACTGTAAATCCGTTCCTGAAGGTAGTGAAGTCAAGGCACGTGGAGCGTTACCATCAACACCCACCAATTTGGCTCGTTAGCATAGTCTGGCCTATTGCGCCGCCCTGTCACGGCGGAGGACACCGGTTCGAATCCGGTACGGGTCGCCAAATTTTGAAGCCACATCGCTTGGATACTTCGCTGGCAACAGCCACTAGGTCCTGCAACCGTGGCTTCCTTTATTGCCCCTTTAGTTAAAAAGTATAACAGTCGGCTGATAACCGGCAGTCGGAGGAGCGTTACCTCCCGGGGGTACCATAAATATACTATATAACCTTTAAGGAAATTTATATGGTAACAGTTAAAGTAATTTGGGCAGAAGATCACACTGCCGAGCAAAGTCAAGCACTTGTTGATTTTTGCGCCCGGGCCCAAAATCAAGGAAAATTAAGAAAAATGGAATTTGAAGAGGATGGAAGTCCTGTCTATACCTTCAATGACGCCGCAGGCGCAGATGAATATGTAGCATTGATCTCCCCTTGGAATCCCACAGAAATTATTCGATCATAATTGGAAGGCGGGCAGGCCGGTAATGCAGCACCCTGCTAAGGTGTAGACTTGTGATGAGCAGGTCAGTGGGTTCGATTCCCACGTCTTCCACCAAATTCTAGCGCAAGAAGACGACACCTTTGCCCTACTCCTGTCCGGGGCATACACAGACCCAGGTGCGTAAAAGTCGTAGTACGGGACAAATTCTATTCCGCGAAATCCAAGCAAGGTGCAGGGACCTGACTGTTAATCAGTGGTTAGGTGAGTTCGATCCTCACACGCGGAGCCATATAAAAACACACTAGCATAGCATTTTGACTACCAGGTCTTTTTGTATGCTATGGTCGTTCTAGTGTGTTTTTATATGGCAATTTTTAGGATCGGTTCAGCAAATCAAATACATTAGACTTTTAATCTAAACCGTAAAAAACGATCCTGTTATTTTTGATCCGGTGTGGTGTAACTGGCAACACAACAGACTTTGACTCTGTCGTTCTAGGTTCGATCCCTAGCACCGGTGCCAATTTGCGGAGGTAGTCCGTCAGCAATAAATTTGGGCTGACTGTCTCTCACAAACAATGGTATGAATTCTTTGATGCAAGTGTAACTAGGAAGACTACGATAAGCGCGGCCTCCGCCCAAATTGTATAGAAGTTGTAAGGCTTCTTGGTCTCTTTCGTTCATATTGTTGATCATACAAATATTTATAGATAAGTAATTTTATGCTGGTTTAGCACAGTGGTAGTGCAACTGCCTTGTAAGCAGTAGGTCGTCAGTTCGAATCCGACAACCAGCACCATTTTAATGCGGGTGTAGCTCAGTTGGTAGAGCATCACGTTGCCAACGTGAATGTCGTCGGTTCGAACCCGATCACCCGCTCCAATATAAACACGGCCACAGCCACTGGAATAGCAATATTCTACGCTGTGGTTCTCTTTTTCGGAAGTGTGGCAGAGCCTGGCTTATCGCACCGGTCTTGAAAACCGACGGCTCAGAAATGGGTCCGTGAGTTCGAATCTCACCACTTCCACCAATAAACATCGCGTTGGACTTCTGGGTTAGGTCACTACCCTTTCAAGGTGGCTAGACGGGTTCGAGTCCCGCCCATGACCGCCCATCCTGTTATTCAATGTATCCTTGGTGTCAACGGCAGCATGACGGTCTCCAAAACCGCTGGTGGGGGTTCGAATCCCGCAGGGTACGCCAAACAGCCCTATAAATATCTTTATGATCTATTATAGGCAATTAACAGGACTACCAAAGCCTGTTGTGGGCAATGCAGTAAACATTCGCATTGGCGAAAAACAAAGTTATGTGCAAATGGTACGTGACTATGAAACTGTATTGAATACACGATTGTTAGATTTTTTTAAACAGCTAGGGTTAACTCCTAGCTTTTGTACATTGTTCGGTGAACAATATAAACAACAGTCCGGCATATGGATTCACAGTGATATACTATGGCAAGACAATCGTTGGATTAAACTGCCTTTTGGTATAAACTGGGAACTGATACCCAGCGAAACTTATTTTAGTTGGTGGGACACTGGTACACTAGCAGAATGCTATCCAGAGTCTACTACAAACACCGAGTGGTGTCAGACGGATGGGTTTGAGTTTGGTCAACAAGGCATACACTATGGCCACAGGGAAAACAATTCCGCTGAAGGCTGTACGTTAGTTGAACAATTAAAAATGGAGTTTATGACTCCGTATTTGGTGCGAGCCGATCGGCCGCACAGCGTAGAATATACTACAGACTACAAACACAGAATAGGCATAAGTGTAAGATTTCCCGTAGAGCAAGTGCCCACGTGGGAACGAGCACTGGAAATTTTCGAGCCTTATTTTACTAAATGATACATGGTGTAATACTCACAGACAACACCTTTAACAATTTAGATATAACTTGTCACAGAGGTGCAGGCGCACACAAAATTGCCACACACCTTAGACAACACGGATATAACATAGAAGTCATTGACTATTGCCTGAGTTGGTCTGAATCAGAGCTTCTTGAGTTATTGTCAAAGTTAATATCTAATTCAACATTGTTTTTAGGTATAGGTAGCAATCTATTTTTAGATAGGTCGCGGTTTGACGACACCATACGACTAATTAAGCAACGCTATCCCAATCTTCCTATAGTATTAGGCGGCAATCAAACATTAACACGTAGTATTCCTTGCGTGGACTACTATGTAGAAGGTTACGCAGAAAATGCTATACTGCATTTACTGGATTATCTTCGTGGTAAAATTGATCGCAATGATATTCACTGGAGTCCATTGGCAGACAATCTAATAGACGCATTGACCGATTACGGTCCTGTGGATACCAATGACTTGACCATAGAATATCTTAGCACAGATTTTCTTCGCCCAGAGCAAACTCTTGGTATGGAAACTGCCAGGGGTTGTATTTTTAAGTGTAAATTTTGCACATACCCATTGATTGGTAAAAGTAAATTGGATTACATACGTGACCCCAACACTATTGTCACAGAATTAAAAACAAACTACGATCAGTGGGGCATAACAAATTACCTTATCAATGAAGATACATTCAATGACAGCATTGAAAAATTAGAGACACTGGAGCGAGCTATTACTAGCTTACCATTTAAAATTAATTTTACTGCCTATGGCAGACTTGATTTAATTGCGGCCCGGCCGCACAGTGCAGAATTATTACGAAACATGGGACTGCAAGGTATTCACTTTGGAATAGAAACTTTTAGCAAAGAAGCTGGTCGTTTAGTAGGCAAAGGATTTACTGGACAACGTGCTAAAGATGCTATTCTGTGGTGGAAAGAACAGATGCCCAATGTTACTACAAACTGTTCAATGATTGTTGGATTACCTGGAGATGACAGTGATTATCACAGTGAAAACCAATGGTTACAGACCAGTGGTGTTGAATATTGGTATTGGCAACCTTTGTACATTACCAAACAAGAAAAAACAATTCATACCAGCGAATTCAGCAAAGAGTTTGATAGATATGGATTGAGTATAATGTCTGACTCAGAAGTTAATGCAGAAGTGCGTAAACTTTGGCGGTTAGAATATTTGTATAAGAATCGCCAGCATCAGTATACTTACAGACCTTTTATCGACGAAAACTTTAGAAGCAAAGTAGGCTACTGGAAAGATTTAAACAACGGCGAAAATTATTTCACGGCGCTTAAAACAAGCTGTGAACTAAATCAATCCGTTACAGACCAACGAGTCAGCGCATGGACTCAGTTTGACTATGTGAGTTTGGGTTATAGTTTAAATGATATTAAAACGTGGATTTCAGGTAAATCTGTGCCACCACTGACTGAGATGAAATCTCGCTCAGATCAAAGAATCAATGAGTATAAAATTAAAAAGCTCACATACGATTACACAGAATTTTATCGGCACAGAACACAGCCTATTAAGCGCATAGTGCCGATAGTCAAGTTTTAGGATACATACAGCAAATTCTATCAAACGATAGGTAGTTGGTTCGATTCCAACATTTTCCGCATGGAAGATTAGCTCATTAGGTAGAGCATTCGTCAAACGAAGGTATCCTGTTATTTTTGCCGCCATAGCTTAATGGTAAAGAAGCGAGCTTATACCTCGCCAAAGCACAGGCCAGATAAGCCTGAGTGTGCAGGTTCGAGTCCTGCTGGCGGCACCAAGTCAAGTATTTGTAGATAGTGTACTATTTGTTATTAAATAGTGTATACTGTGAATCAAAATTAAGATGTATGCTCTATATAATATAAATTACAATTCTATAATAGTTGCAGACAAATCTGAAAAATTAATCAAGCAACTTAGATTAATCCTAAAAAGTAAAATTCTCACGGACATAGTAGAAATACCAGAAGACATTTACACCAGGGATGGTAATCGATATGGTTTTACAAATATAGCTAAACGCACAGAATTAGCACAATATGAATGCGATCCTGGCTACTTAGTTGATATTAAAAATTATGCAGATTATTGCTTGTGGATATTAAACAAAACTGAATACCAAATCCAATGGTTAATCGATCAAATTGAGCCTGCGTACACTGAACCAATTTTGGAATTATGCCCACAAGGCGATGGTATATTTGATGAGTACTTTTCTGAAATGAATACGGCAGTGCAAGAATTTAGTAAACAAATACACGAAATTCTTTACTGGGAGAAAACTCCTATAGAAGCAGATACGTGTATTATGTCTTTTAAAGATAAACTTTTTGAAAATAAGTTTGTCGGGCAGTTGCAAAGTAACTTTATTAGAGATATAAATGACAAAAAATATCAGTTGGTTTGATGCTCTTACCGTGGTGATGAGTATGTCACCCGAACAATATCAGCATTACTCAAAACTAAATGAATGGTTGCAATTATACAAACGTTCAAGAAGAACATTTTTATCAGACACAATAACATATTTAGACAATAGGATGCACCAAAGTAGGATTTCTACTAGTTCGGAATTTTTCCATCCTGTCAGATTATTAGACAAGTATATCGTACCCCAAAAGTCCTTGGTAGCATTAGACTGGGACGATGTAACATATGATAGATATACACAAATGATGGATCGATTGCAAACGCATAACGGTTTGCTAGTCGAATGGTCCGGGGGGTTAGACAGTACCTTTATTGTTGCGATTTTGATTAAGTATGGTAACAAAGATATTTGGAACAACACTAAAATTTATTATAACGAATATAGCGTGGATGAAAATCCATACTTTGCTAGGGACATAATTGTAAAATACTTTCCCAATCGTTATAACTCAACTGACCATGCATTGAAACGAATATTCGAACCCAATAATGATATGCTTAGAGTAACTGGCCAAAATGGCGATAGAGTCTCTGCCAGCGAAATTGGTATGCGTTGGTTACTGATGTACGGTACTAAAGATATTGCGTTTGCTAATAATAAAGACAAGATACTGGAGTTTATGTCGATGGCCAATGACGACACAAACACTAGAGCCGGCGAACTAATTTATAATGCGGTATTATCCACAGCACAAGAATATAAATTAGAGATTGCCACTGTTGGGGATTTTTTCTGGTGGTGGGATTTTAATTTTTGGACTTTTGATTCATATGAGTCGGTGCGATATTGCACACCATATAAAAACATTACAGAATTAACTAACGGCTCATTCGGGTGGTTTCAAACTAAAGAATATCAACAATGGGCTCTTCAAGAGTATCAGTCAAGTAAATTTGCTGATTATAGCACAGGAAAAAGTCATTTACAACACAAACGTGTAATATACGAAGTGGATGGCAATGAATTTTACTTTAATTTTAAAAATAAAGTTAAAAGTTTAAGTATGGCAACGGCGGTAAACAAAATACGGAACGTAAACAATACTACCATACCTTTGTGGATCGATAGTAATAATGTAGTTCACTTTTGTGAATCGAGTAAGGTTATCGAAAAAACTGTAGAACTTGGGCTACTTAAAGAGTAGTACCCAACTGTTTTAGTTGGTCATTGACAAATATTCCAATATTTGTTATAATACATTTTTAGGAGCAGTAAAATGCAAAAGCAGAAACAGGAACTGCCGCGTGAGCGCAACCAGTTTGTGGCTCTGGCATTGTTCCGAAAAGCGGGAAGTCATCGTAAAAGCAACAAAGCTCTACGTAGACAAGAGAATCAAAAATTTTATTTTAAAGGTGAACGACATGAAACGTAGTAAACGTTAAGTGTCATTCTAGGCTTCTGTATCAAGTCTGGGATGGCACTCTAAATCAAATTTAGATACGCCATCCCCTTGCTAAACTTTGCTGGCGAAGTATCCGGCTCTTACCCGGAAAAACAGAGTTCGATTCTCTGAGCAAGGACCAATTGGGTCAGACACCGAATAGGTTGCGGTACCAGACTTTTAATCTGGCGGCAAATTGCCCTTGTGGGTTCGATTCCCACCTGACTCACCATATAAAAACACATTGAATAGCTACAGCGGAACAACTGAAATACTTGCCAATTCTAGACAGAGCAAGGACCAGCCGTGAAGAGAAGGGCTATCGCGGATTCAAGCGCCACAGTGTGTTTCTATATGGTAGCGTAGCATAGCGGCTAATGCACCACCTTCATACGGTGTTTATCGTGGGTTCGAGTCCCACCGCTACTACCAAATCAACACCGCGATGTTGCATAGTCTTGCCTACTATGCGATTGAATGTTTGGCGATTCTCTGCAGAATATGCGGAACCACTGATAGTTTCTATTAGACTTTGTACTTGAAGTTTTTGACGTTCAGTTAATCTAAACTCTGCAAGTTGCTTAGTCATAGTGTCTGCGATGCGCAGGCGCTCGCTGTCAGTGAGTATGGACCAATTGAGATATTCTGGTGTTACAAGATTAGTAAATCGTGTAGGACGTTTTAGTGTGTTTAAAAATGCTAAACTGGGAACAAGATTTTCTGCGTTCAGTGGCTGTACAACAAAATGAAAGTTAATTTTTGCTTGTGGTAGTTCTTGTATCAACGTTTCGCTGTTTGCAATGAAACGATCCCAGCGAGCAGGATATCGCATAAACTCATAGTGTTCGTGAACACCGTCACAGCTGATCTGTAATTCAAGATCCTGTAACTGTTTTAATTTAGCTAAGTGGTCGGGTAAAATTACCGTGGCATTGGTGACAACACGTATTGGTATTTGTCGTTGAATAGCGAGATCTAATATTTCTAAGTTACCCTTGGATAAAAAGAATTCTCCTCCTATCAAGCTAATACTTTCAATGTCGTCGTTGCTGTCAATTAAGTCCAACGCTTCTTTGCTGAGATCAAATTCTTTTGCGTATTGGTTATTGATTATTCCGATAGTTTGTTGTTCTTGTGCAAATGCACTGCTATTAGCAGGGTTGCACATAACACATTTTAGATTACAGATATTGCTAGGGAATATTTCAAATCGTCGTCCCTGTATATTATCCAGTGACTGATTGACTAACTGTCTGTAACTGGTTTGATTTTGATTTTCTTGCTGGCGACATGCACCACATCCCCGTGGCCATGTGCTAGTAGATTGTAATTCTTGATATTCTGTGCTACTGTAGTACTCTGCGAGTGTGCGATAATTTTGATCTGCTTGATAAACACAGCAAGGCAAAATTTTCAGTCCTGTGACAGCAGATCCTTCTACTCTGATATTTTTTTGTATAGCGGCACAGTGAAACATTTTAACGGTCCTTAGCTCAACTGGATAGAGTTCCGGTCTTCGAAATCGGCGGTTGGGGGTTCGAATCCCTCAGGATCGACCACTACTTTTAGTCTTTGGTAAATCCATGGAAATGTTGTAGTGTATTTGGTGCTTCTACGCCTATCTAATTCTTCTAAATATGTTCGTAATTGAAGTTGATGTATGGGATTAGGTTTGCTAAGTTTTATTTCGCTGATGATTCCTGCAAAATATTCTTTGTATTTTATTTTTTCAGGATCTCCATGACTGTTAAATGTTTCGTAGGCTTGATTTAAACCCGCATCTAATAGCTCACTGCCAAAAATAGTAGGATGAAGATAGGGCCTGCCCGCAGTCTTCATCGTGGTCCAGTATACTGTTCTTGATGTACTCCAATGATTGATCTTTTCAATCAGTGCCGGGAGATCTGCCGCAGTAAGAGGACTAAGTGCAGAGTTTATGTTTAAGACGAAATCTGTTTCGTTGAGCAAATATAAAAAGTTTTGTTCAAATAATTTTAAGTCCAGCCCTTGTCTTACATACTCCGCGGCATCGCCCCAGCAATCTAGACTAGCAACAATGTTAATTTGATTTAGATTAGCTTGGTGCTTGACGTCTTTGAGAGTTTTTACATATTTTTTAAATTTATTGTGATCAATAGTTAAATTACTAAAAACAGTTAGCGATAAGTTGGGCAGTTTTTTTGTATTAATCAGCGAGAGTAAGCGGGCTGTTTCTTTTTGAATAAAAGGTTCCCCGCCTAATACAATAAGTTTATCTAAATTTTGTAAATTTTGATCCAGCCATGTAAACATTTTTTCTGTGGCCGCGCTGAATTCGTCGGGTATGTTCACACTTTTAATGAATACACCGTTGTTGTGAAATACACCAAATTTTTTATTTTCTTGGTTAATTTGGCTACTGAACTGCGGAACACAATAAACGCATTTAAGGTTGCAGGTGTTACTAAAATAGATTTCTAATACACGCGGAGTAACATTCACTGCCTGTAAATCGTGATCCAGTTCCGGTGGCGCCCTAAATCCAGGAAAATCTAAGTGTACAATTCTGTCACTGACGCCCCCAGAATCCTCGATATTTTTACAATGCTCACAGCCATGTCCTGGCCAACGCCCTGCTAACATTTCTGTTCTGGCTTGTAGTTTTTCTTTGGTATTATGAAAATCAAATGTGTTGATATCAAAGTAATTTTGTTCTACTCTGTGACAGCTAGCAGTTTTGAGGCTAGGCAAAAATACTGTGCTGTGGCTCCATTTAAGTTGGCAAGCAGTTGCAGTTTTTATAGGAAATATTTTTTGTTGCATTCATGTGCCCCTGTGGACAAATTGGTAAAGTCGGCTCTCTCAAAAGGAGTAGTTCTGTCAGTTCGAATCTGACCAGGGGTACCAATTTTCGCTTTACAAATATTCGATTTGATGTTATAATCATATTTATAGACCGCTTAGCTGTGACCATGTTGTAATGGTAGCAACCTAGACTGTGACTCTGGTAGTTCGGGTTCGAGCCCCGATGGTCACCCCTAAGCAGTTTATGCCGTAGTAGCTCCAATGGTAGAGCAGTGGACTGAAAATTCATGTGTTGCTGGTTCGAGTCCAGCTTACGGCACCAAGTTATGCGCCTGTCGTTCAATGGATAGGATACTTCGCTACGAACGAGGGGATGGAGGTTCGATTCCTTCCAGGCGCACCAGTTAGGAGATCGCAATGCAGACTACAAAACCTGTTACATTTAAAAATTATGTAAATCATGAAGTTTGGATCTGTGATGATCCAAAAAAAACTAAAACCATTGACGGGGTAACTTATCTCACAGTGCATCGACCAGACAGTCGTCGTATGGTTATGATGCGCAAGGATAGTTTACAGCCCGTGAAAACCCGTTAAGCTCTTATAGTATAAAAGTATTACACTACATTGGTAATGTAGAAACGCTGGAGCGTTACCAGCTAGGAGCACCAAATTGACAAAATAGCCGTTTAGTGCTATAATACAGCATTAAAGGAAATTTTTATGTGGATTCAAAACGTAAGCATGAGCGACATTCGGCAAGGGTTTCATATCAATCCGGGTATTAATTCTATGCTGATTCAAATTGTGGATCCTGCATACGAGTTTCCTACACCCAAGTACCAGTTTCGTGAAGTTCATCAATTTGAATTTCTGGATGCAGAAAAGACAGACAACTTTCCTGACGAGTGCAAGTGTACAGACGAGCAAGCCCAAGAGCTGGTTCGACTGTTGCAACATGCACTGGAGCAACGCATGAATGTCGTAGTTCATTGTCATGCTGGTGTGTGTCGTAGTGGTGCAGTGGCAGAAGTTGGCATCATGTTGGGGTTTGACGACAGCGAATCTTTTCGTAGTCCCAACTTGCTGGTCAAGCATAAAATGATGAAAGTATTGGGTTGGACGTATGACGAAAACGAAAAGCATACGATCAACGGTGAAGTAACAGATTGGGGCTTTGTAATTCCAAAGTCCCGCGAAGGAGATATTTAATGACTAAGTGGATTACCAGTGATTTACATTTTGGTCATGCTAACATTTTGAAGTTCTGCCCTGTGACTAGAGCACGGTTCAAGGACACAGATGACATGCGTGAACAAATGATTGCTGACTGGAACGCCAGCGTACAGCCCGAAGATGAAACATTTATCTTGGGAGACTTTGCGTTCTTGCCCGCAGACAAAGCAGTACAAATTTTGCATCGTCTGAACGGTGCAAAGATTTTAGTCGAAGGCAACCACGACCGTAAACTGTTGAACGATCCTGTGTTCCGCAGTTGCTTCAAGGAAGTACATCAGTATTTGCGTTATAACCATAACGGTCAGCTGGTAATCATGTTCCACTATCCTATTCACGAATGGGATCAAATGCACCGCGGCGCTGTTCATTTCTATGGACATGTACATGGTGGCAGAACAGGCCTGGAGCCTTATCGTGCTCGTGATGTGGCATTCGATGCCACAGGTCGAGTAGTTAGTAATTTAGATCGTATGATTGCCGAAGCCTTAAATAGCCAAATTCGCAGTCATCACTAAGGAGCGATGATGCCTAAGTGTTATCAATTGATCGGAGTGCCCGGTTCGGGCAAAAGTACTTGGATAAAAAATCAAGTATGGGCTTTGGGTACTAATGTTGTATCTACTGATGCGTGGGTTGAAGACTACGCTAGCCGTACAGGTAAAACTTATAGCGAAGTTTTTACAGAATACATGCCCATTGCGGTTAAACTAATGGCAGATCACGTGATTAAATGTCGCAACGATGGTGTAGATATTATTTGGGATCAAACTAGCACAACCGTTAACAGTCGTGCTCGTAAGTTTAATATGTTACCCGACTACGAGCACATTGCTGTGGTGTTTAAGACTCCGGAGCATAAAGAACTTATGCGTCGATTGTGGAGTCGTCCGGGCAAAGAAATACCTGAGCAAGTTATTGCCAGTATGATTGCTGGCTGGGAAGAACCAACTACAGACGAAGGATTCATAGAAATTATCTATGTTTAACAAGTAGTACTAAGGTACTATTTTTTTGTTTGCCCAAAATTCATTATTACTGTATAATATACATATAAGAAGGAGTGGACTATGACAATAGTAGAAAAAGCCAGAGTATTTGCTACTGCGGCACATGCGGCAGTGGCTCAACTTCGTAAGTATACCAACGAGCCTTACATTGTCCATCCCGCCGAAGTTGTTAGCATTGTTAGCACTGTGGCACACACTGATGAAATGTTGGCCGCGGCATGGTTGCATGATGTTGTAGAAGACACGGGAGTTACAATTGAAGTTATTCGAGAAGAATTTGGCGAGACGGTCGCGGAGTTGGTGGGATGGCTTACAGACGTCAGTCGTCCAGAACAAGGTAATCGTGCCACACGTAAAGCAATCGACAGAGCGCACACTGCAATGGCACCTGCCCCGGCCCAAACAGTCAAGTTGGCGGATTTGATCTCTAATACTAAAAGTATTATGGCACACGATGAAAAGTTTGCCAAGACTTACTTAGAAGAAAAGAGATTGTTGTTAGAAGTTATGACCAAAGGCGATCCAATGTTAATGACAATAGCTCGAAAGAACATCGGGTGACATACCGTCAATTCTATTGGCGAGAAATGAAGAGGGTCACAAAAGCCTTCTTCATTTATTTTAAAGGCTTCGTGCTTAATAGGAAAGTATGATGAAAGATGAAAGCAATTTACCTGTCAGTGAACAGAGCCTAGTTTTTCGTTTGCGCAAGCGAGCAGAGATTCGTAGGCAAATTCCCGGACGCAAAAGTGTTGAAGAAGGCGCACCTGATCGTATTGCAGATTTATTGGAAGAAGCCGCAGATGAAATTCAACGTTTGAAAAAGGTAAACCGAGACCAGTTCTATGAACTAGAAGGTGTTATTGTTGACACAGAAGAGGGTCATGGCTTTGACCATGTGTGTTTAAATACTGTTAAGCGTGTTCAACAAACTTTAAACGATAACTCGCTATAGTTCAATGGATAGAACGATTCTCTCCTAAAGAATAAATGTAGGTTCGATTCCTACTGGCGAGACCAGCCCCGGTGGCGGAATTGGCATACGCACTATGTTGAGGTCGTAGGTTTTGTGGGTTCGAGTCCCACCCAGGGCACCAAGGAGTTTATATGAAAATTACGGACGAACAATTTAAATATGAATGGTACAGTGGCACCGGTAAAGGAGGCCAACACCGTAACAAGCATCAAAACTGTTGCCGATGCATACATGAGCCCACTGGCATTCAAGCCAATGGCACAGGCAGTCGCAGTCGCGAAGACAATAAGCGAAGTGCCCATGCAGTATGTTTAGCAAGGGTAATGGCGCATTTTCATAAAGACACCGAACGTTTCCAAGCAGGCACTGAGCGTATTAGAACATATCACGAGCCCGACAATAGGGTAGTGGATCACGCTTCTGGCTTGACAGATACTTACACAAATGTTATAATTAAAGGAAACATAGACGAAATGGTTACCGCAAGGGCTAGAGTAGTTAGATAAATTTCTGGCCATAGTTCAATGGATAGAACATCTGCCTTCTAAGCAGTAAATCCAGGTTCGATTCCTGGTGGCCGGACCACAATGCGCGATTAACTCAGTTGGTAGAGTGCCAATTTGACTCGTTGGATGTCGGCAGTTCGAATCTGTCATCGCGCACCAGAATTTGGTAAACCTACTATAAAAAATAGTAGACAACATCGAGAAAGTGTATTATAATAGATACATTGTAAAGTTAAAAGGTTAGTTACAGCAAATCAACAAAACTTGTCGTGTCTGGGTATACTGCGTTATGCGCTGGAGGGCAACCTTTGAAGGTGTATTTCGACAGTCTGGACGAGAAGAGTTTCGATTTCTCTTTTAAATCAAAAAGTAGGAAACTAGCCTGTTGTATTTTTTGGATGAGTTCAGCAATTTAAAACAATACTAAAGCCTCTACAGCAGTAGAAGGACCCGTGGAAAGGTGAGTAGTTCGCTACTCAGCAGAAATGCTCCGAAAGAACTGACGACTTATGGAAAGACATATATGTTATCTAACGCAGACACAAGTTAGGTTAGGCTCTGGGAACTGAACCGATATACTGGGGATGGGGCAGAGCAGAAAATAAATCACCGTTTCGATCATCCAGTTAGTAAAATTTTTTAGGATGCATTCAGCAACTTTAACTACTTTTCCAAATAGTAAAAAAGCGCATCCTGTTGCATAATCAATTAGAAAGGAGCACCTATGCAATTCGCAGAAGCAGTTAAGAATCAATCAGCTCGTACCGCTAACGGTATGAAAGCTCGAGTCGGCTCGGCCAGTGCCTGTGTTGACTTGTTTTACAACATCGGCGCAAGCCGTGGTAAAGACATTGTGCCCGCATTTACTGCGGCCTATGTAGAAAATCGAGATTTGGCATTGCGTATTGCATTGTGGGCTCGAGATGCCCGCGGTGGTAGCGGTGAACGTCAAGTTTTCCGTGACATCCTGGCATACATGGAAAAGGCAAACCCCGCTGATGCGGCTTTGCTGATCCATAAAATCCCTGAGCTAGGCCGTTTTGACGACTTGTTTGTCTTTACCGACGCCAAGCTAAAGTGGGAAGCCTTCAACCTGTTGGGTAACCATCTTCGTGAAGGCAACGGTCTTGCCGCAAAGTGGACTCCGCGCAAGGGTAATCTTGCACGTGAAATCCGTGAATTCTTTGGTATGACCCCAAAGCAATATCGCAAGACCTTGGTTGGTATGACCAATGTTGTTGAAACACAGATGTGTGCCAACAACTGGGATAGCATCAACTATAGCCATGTGCCCAGTGTGGCCCATGCACGTTACAAGAAAGCGTTTGGTCGTCATGGCACAACCTACGCTGAATATGTGACTAAATTGGTCAAGGGCGAAGCTGGCGTTAAGATTAACGCTGGTGCAGTGTTCCCATACGATGTCCTTAAGGGTCGTATTGGTGCATGGGGCCGTCAATCTTGGACTAACACCGAGCTTGATGCTATCCAAGCACAATGGGATGCATTGCCCAACTTTATTGGTGACGCCAGCGTGTTGCCAATGGTTGACAGCTCTGGGTCAATGACCTGTGCCGCAGGTGGTTACAACAGCAAGAGTGGCTTGACTTGTTTGGAAGTTGCAGTGTCTTTGGGCCTGTACTTTGCAGACAAGAACAAGGGTAAATTCAAGGATACTTTCTTGACTTTTAGCAACACTCCTAAGTTAGTGAACCTTAAGGGCAATATCAATCAAAAGATTGATCAAATGTGTACTGGCGAAGTGGCTAACACCAATTTGCACAAGGCATTTGATTTGGTACTTAAGACTGCCTTGGAAAACAAGGTACCGCAAGAAGAAATGCCTGAAACATTGGTTATCTTCAGCGACATGCAGTTTGACACTTGTGTTGAACACGATGACAGTGCAATCGAAATGATTGAACGTAAGTACCAAGCCGCAGGATATGAACTTCCAAAGGTTGTATTCTGGAACTTGAACGCCGCTTACGGCAACACCCCCGTCAAGTTCGACAAGCGCGGCACTGCTTTAGTGTCTGGTTTCAGCCCAGCTGTGGCCAAAGGCATTTTAAGCAACGACATGGATGACTTCACACCAGAAGCAATCATGTTAAAGACTGTAATGGTCGATCGCTACGCGGTCTAAGATTCGCAGGCCCCTGATATCCGCAAGGAATGAAATACTGCGTCCGTGATACACGAAATAGGGGATGGGCTGTGTATCCGGGGTTTGGTAATCCTGACACAAAAAACTACCAATAGGACCTTCGGGTCCTATTTTTTTGACTAAATATTCTTAGCAACGCCGAGCAATCGACGTCGGACTGTCAGTGACGCCTAGAGTAGTGACTCTTTTACTAACATAACTATGCTTAGAACGCCGCCCGTACATAGAATTGTTGACATTTCTATAAGCTATTCTCTATAATAGTAGTTTTTTAATTATATGTACAAACCTTTAATCTTTCTTGGATCTAATTCCAACATCGGCTTATTTGTAGACACTGCTGAAGAAATGGGCATGACTGTGCATGGCATCATCGATGACAACTACTATGGTAACACAGACTCTGTTAACGGTGTTCCTTTTGTGGGCAGTGAAGAAACTACGAATTTCGAACAACTGCGCAACGACTACCTGTTCTTTGTTAGCCCTAGTGTCATACCGATCAATACCCTAGACCGAGCCAAGCGACTGAAAATGATCGCACTCGTGGAAAAACACAATTTACCATTGGCAACACTAAAAAGTACGAATACTTTTATCAGTAAAAGCGCAGTAATACATCCCGGTGCATTCATTGGATATACTGCCTGTGTGGGTGCCAATGCAGTAATGATGCCACACAGTCAACTTCATGGCAGTGCGGCTTTACCGCATGACTGTGTGTTAGGTAAAAACAGTGTCATTGAAAGAGATGCGCACGTAATTGGTCGTACAATTATAGAGGAAAACGTTCACATCGGATTCGGAGCCGCGTTGGTCAAAGCCGAAGGACCTAGAGTAGGTGCTAATGCAGTAGTGCATCCTAGAATCATGGTGTTAAGAGATGTAGATGAAAATGAAATCGTCAGCTTAGCCGGAGACAATCGTAGAAGAATTTATGGTGAGGTAGTAAGAACATGAAAATCAATTGGTTATTTTTATTTCAAATAGTTTGTGCCCTGGCACTGATTCCTATGTTCATGTACAGTACATGGACCGATTGGTTATGGACAGCAGTGGTGTATTCATTTATGGCCATGGGAGCTACGGTAATCTATCATAGACTACTTACACACAAAAGTTTTGTAGCACCCAAGTGGTTTGAATATTTTGGCACAGTCTGCGGTACATTAGGCGGCTACGGATCTAGCATAGTATGGACAGCGATTCATAGGGCGCATCATAGACATGTAGACACAGATCAAGATCCTCACAGTCCTTATCATAAAGGTTGGTTTCGTGTGCAGTTTTTAATTATGTTTAATAAACCCAGTGTAAGATTGGTTCCAGATTTACTGCGTAGTCGATTTCACGTGTTCATGCATAGCTGGTATTATGCAGTTCATGCAGTATACGCGGTGTTATTGTACATGATTGATCCTTTTGCAGTGATCTATGCATACCTTGTGCCCAGCTTTTTAATTTTTCATGCAGGTGGATTGATTAACAACTGGGGACACACTTGGGGATGGCAGGATCACACTGGCAAAGACACTAGTAGAAATAATCCAATATTGGGTTATTTGGTATTTGGCGAAGGTTGGCATAACAATCACCACGCTAACCCCGCGGCCTGGAACTTCAGTGAACGTTGGTGGCAACTGGACCTGGGCGCATTAATAATTAAAGGAGTTAAAAAATGAAAACAAGAAGACAACTACCCTGCTTTGGTTATCTAGACAACATGACCGTAGACATGCCTGCACTGTTACAGCATTTAGAAACTAATGGACTGTTGGACTACGACAGGTACAACGATATTAACCTAAAGAGTCAAAGCACTATGCGTGACTTTGTGGTAGCCAACGAATACTGCCACAGTAGTTTTTTCAAAGAAGATGAACACGAAGTAATGAACAGTGACAAGTTCAGACACTTGATGCTGACTAAATTTGACGAATCTAAGCGCAGGGAGGGCGTCGAGTTTAAATTTACTAGTGCATATGAACGTCAACGTAGATTAGACCCCAACAATCCAAATTACATGCCCGAAGCTGATGAACTGAATTACGGAGTAAGAACAGAGCTAGTCACCGGCGAAATTGAGAAAATCTTAGATATGTTTACTAGCAAGATTACTCGTGTACGTTTGGCTTATATAGCCGGCAATCATGATTTGAAACCGCACATTGACTATGATCCTAGCTATATTGTGCGTTATCATATTCCTGTAATTACCAATCCTGGAGTTACTATGTACATGGATCGCGGTGGGCAAAAGTATGCACGACACTTACCCGCAGATGGTCGAGTATATTTCTTTAACACCGGTATTAAACATTGGGTAATCAACGACAGCGATTTGGATAGAGTACACTTGATCATTGATGTTCATGGTCAAGATGAACTAGCTAACTTAGTGAGTTTGGACCAAGAAAGTTTAGTGGAATCGCTGACAGTTTAAATACAGCTATGAGTCTCAAACAAGAAATTTTGAAATACAGTCGACAAGAAACCATGGCCAATTTATCACCATGGTTTGAATCACAGTTAGAACAATTAATTGATAACGGCACTTACAGCGATCTTAATACGCTGGAAGACACAGGTCGCAAATTAGTAAGTGAACTTATTGGCTACGGTAAAAAATACAATATACATACTGTAGCTTTGGGCATGAGCGGCGGGGTTGACAGCGCACTTACAGCCGCATTGTTCAAACAGGCAGGCTGGCGTGTAATTGGTGTAACTATGCCCATACATCAAAATCCCAATGAAACTGAGAGAGGTGTAGAAGCCTGCCAAGCATTGGGATTAAATCACGTACACGTAGATTTAACTAAACAGTACGATCAACTGTTAAAAAATGTACGAGAATATGATGCTACCATTGATGCCCCGGACAGCGCAATACGCAGAGGTAATCTACGTGTTCGTACTAGAATGATGACTGTTTACAATATTGCCAGCATGGAGCGAGGCTTAGTAGGCAGTACAGATAACTTCAGTGAACTAGCCGCAGGATTTTGGACCTTACACGGTGATGTAGGCGATTTAGCTCCTATCCAAAGTTTACTAAAAAGTTGGGAAGTACCTAAACTAGCAGAACTCTACGGCGTACCTGACAGCACGGTATTTGCCAAACCCACTGACGGGTTGGGTATCAGTGACGGAGATGAAGCACAGTTTGGATTTAGCTATCTACAGTTCGATATTGTTTTAATGAATCTCTGCGCCTTGGACGAGTCGGTGTCACGGGATCAAGTTCTATTAGAGATGTCTGTGCCAGATTCAGATCTTCCTACAGTAAATCGAATATTGGATAGAATTAAAAACAGTAGTTTTAAACGACAGAATCCTTACAACTTGTTACACCCACAACAACGTAATCGGTATCCGGGTCTTGCACGTACCGACGCAACACTATGGAATAAGTGAATCGAATAAATACAGGTGATACACCCTGTCATCTGCCATGATTTACACCGTTAAAAATTTATCTGATCCACTAGCCGCTTATTTAAAAGACGATCCTATTCGTCCTCACATCCCGCATGAACTACGTTTTGGTAGTAACAGTCATGTGTTTGCACTCACAGACGACCAAAATCATATCGAAGCCATGGTCTGTGCTAAGTTCTGCAAGGGTGTGCCCAGCAGTGAAGATGAACTGTTAGTATCGACTCAAGACCCAGAACCAGATACTGCGGTATTTTATACTATTTGGAGTTACAAACCTGGCGCAGGAAAACGTTTAATCATTGAAGCGTTGAAAAAGGCACAATCAGACTTGCCCAATGTCAAAAGATTTGTTACACTAAGTCCTCCCACGGATATGGCAAAAAAATTCCATTTACGTAATGGAGCAACTGTATTCAGAGTTAACACAGACACTGTTAACTACGAATATATACAACTATAACTGAAAATTTCAATGACCGATGTAAAAAATTATGTGGTCTGTGCTCACCGCAGAATTAAGAGCACAAAATGGGTTTGGAAAGACACTCGAGACGAAGGTGATATCTACGAAACCTATAAGCAGATGTGTTTGCATAGTTTAGCCAGTGCGAGACATTTTTTAGAAGGCACGTGGGAATATATTTTATTTGACGAAGAAATCGACAGCATCAACGATGCTATGCCTTTGAATAATGACAGAGTTCACGAACTATGGCACAAGGAACCCTGCAATATACTATGGGTAGGGCCCGATGTACAGTTTGTGAAACCCACAAAGATTTTTGGTGAGTTCAACGAATTTCGGTTATTTAACTGGACAGACCCCAAGAGCTGGCACGAGCCCAATCAGTATAACAAGAGCTTTGACAACTTGTTTAACAACGACCTGCAATACTATCCACATGACATGAACCGCGATTTGTGGACGCTGGAGCGAGGCATGCGAGCCGAATGGGATCGCAGTGACGGCATGAGCAGTTACAACAATCAGCAGATTATTCATAACACTATGTTCTGGAGTCAGTCTCTGTCATGGGAAACAGCACACAGACCAGAACTATTTTATCAAGCACAATGGTTACCCTGGCATCCCGTTGAAACACAGGACGAATGGAACAAGTGCAAATATGAAGATGCGCATGTAATTCATTGGCACAGTAGCAGACACAGTCCAACTAAACTTGAGTGTATGCGACAAGTTAACGAAGCATTGGGCGTTCCTCCAGTAACAGAGTTGAAATGAGAATAGCAATACTTGGTGCAAACGGCTACTTGGGTGGTTACTTACTTGAACATCTGATTCATAATCACTATGTTATACCGGTGGTTAGAAATACTTTGGACTTAACAGACTACCAAGCAGTGGACCAATGGTTGAGCGTCACTCAACCTGATGTGATTATTAATTGTGCTATCTCCGGTGGCGGCCGCAACGTAGATGATATAAACTACAGCGATGTACAGCGTGACTTGACCATCTTTTTAAATTTTTACAATAATCCTGGTGTTAGACGATACATTAACATAGGATCGGGCGCAGAGTTTGACAAGCGCACTAGTATTTCTAACGCCAGCGAACGCGATATATTGACAGCCAAGCCCCTGGAGTCCTACGGGTTTACAAAGAACATGATCGCCAGGATGATACTTAAACGTCAAAGTTTCTATACATTACGTTTGTTTGGATGTTTTGATTCAAGCGAACCCAACATCAGGTTGTTTAAAAAATTTAAACGTGACGGTAAAATCACTGTCACTGACAAATACTTTGACTATATCAGTGCGAAAGACTTTGCAACTATTGCAGAACACTATTGTACGTCCACTGATTTATACAAAGACTTAAACTGTGTGTACCCAGAAAAATTAATGTTAAGCGAACAGTTAAAATTGTTTGCCAAATATCAAGTGCCCAACGGCGTAATTGACGTAAAGTTGGAACCCGGACCAAACTACACGGGCGATGGAAACAATCTCGCGAGATTAAAATTGCCGTTGCAAGGATTAGAACAAGGATTTAAAAATTATGAGTAAAAAGATTGTATATGTGACAGGCTGTTTGGGTTTTATTGGTAGTCATGTCACTGAAGCCTGTTTGGAAAAAGGATGGTACGTGATAGGTGTAGATAAGTGTACCTACGCTAGTAATGAAGGTTGGATCGATAGTTGGAGTATGCGCTACGGAGATCATTTTAATTTTCTTAAAACGGACATCAATGACTTAGATAGAATCTATGACTGCGATTATATTATTAATCTAGCCGCAGAAACTCACGTTGATAACAGTATCGAAGACAGTGACGCTTTTGTACACAGTAACATAGACGGTGTGCATCATTTACTTAAAATGATCAACAAGAAAAAATATCGTAAACCTGTGTTTTTACATTTCAGCACAGACGAAGTCTATGGTGATATTGAGCAAGGCAGTCATGTTGAAACAGACTTGCTCAAGCCCAGCAATCCCTACAGTGCTACCAAAGCAGCCGCGGATCATTTGGTAACCAGCTGGGGCAGAACATATGGTCTGGACTACGTGATTGTCAGACCCACAAACAATTACGGCATCGGCCAATACGTAGAAAAATTAATACCCAAGACTGTGAAATTTTTAAGCGTTGGTCGACGAGTAGATCTACATAATAATGGAACTCCGGTGCGTACATGGTTACATGCTGGAGATACTGCAAAGGCTGTGATAAAGATCATCGAATCTGGAGTAGTCAACGAAATCTATAATATCAGCGGCAACTACGAAACGGAAAATATTAACGTAGTGAACAAAGTAGTAAAATTGATGGGATTAAATGATCCTATAGAAAACTACATTGAGCACATGGTTAGAATTGGCCAAGACGTTAGGTACAGTATTGACGATACCAAACTTAGAAATTTAGGCTGGCAACCCCAGGCAGAATTTGACAAAGAGCTTGAAAGTATAGTACAATACTACAAGGAAAATTTTATTTGGTAACATATGGAACATATTCTTCAACAAGTACGTGAATACATTCAAGAAAAACAACAAAACAAAACATGGGTAGCTGGCCGGGACTTTGTGAATTATGCCGGCGCACACTACGATGAATCGGAATACGTGGCTGGAGTAGAAAGTCTACTCAAAGGTTGGTTGGCCATGGGGGATGCAGGTCTGCGTTTTGAACGCGAGTTCCCCCGGCAGTTTGGCAAAACAAAAGGCATTGTAACTAACAGTGGTAGCTCTAGTAATCTACTAATGATGAGTGCCTTGACCAGTAAACGTGGTTACAATTTACCTCGTGGTACAAAAGTATTAATGCCCATTGCAGGCTTTCCTACAACACTGAATCCTACATTACAAGTTGGATTTGATCCTGTGTTTGTTGACATTGAATTAGATTCACTGAACTTAGACTTAGATCAAGTTGAACAAGCACTAGCAGAACATCCAGACATTCGTGTTATTACATTTGCGCATGTTCTAGGCAATCCGCCCAATATGGATCGATTAATGGATCTTGTTAGACGTCATAATCTAATACTATTAGAAGATTGTTGCGACGCCTTGGGCAGTACCTATGATGGTCGACCTTTAGGCAGTTATGGACTAATGTCATCCTGTAGTTTTTATCCTGCGCATCATATGACCATGGGTGAAGGCGGATACGTGGCCACCGACGATGCCACAACAGATGTTATTCTCCGTAGCTTCCGCGAATGGGGTCGTGGATGTTATTGTGTGGGACCAGAAGCTAACAAACTAAAATGTGGTACCTGTGGTAAACGTTTTAATAATTGGATTCCCACACTACCCGATGAAGTATTTGATCACAAATATGTATACGACGAAATCGGATACAATTTAAAACCCATCGAACTACAATGCGCTATGGGCTTAGAACAACTTAAAAAGTTACCTGAGATTCACGCACTGCGTCGACGCAACTACAATTTACTATTCAACATCTATGAACAGTACGAAGAATTCTTCCACTTACCGCGAGCCACAGCAAAGTCTGCCCCTAGTTGGTTTGCTTTCCCTCTCACCATACGCAAAGATGCACCCTTTAGTCGTACGGATATTGTGGACTATCTGGAAGAAAATTTAATTCAGACTCGCCCTTATTTTGCTGGTAACATTATGCTACAGCCTGCCTATAGTCACTTGATGGATCCACAATCGGCAAAAGATCTACACCCCAATGCCACACACGCAATGACACATACTTATTTCCACGGAACAAGTCCTGTGATCACTCCGGAACAGATTGCTTATATCGGAGAAAAAGTCAACGGTTTCATGAGCTTGTTCAAATGAAAAAATTAAGCACAGCGGCGCAGAACATTGACGGACAACCTATGTTCAAGTATTTGGACAGGGCACGTCGCCTGGAAGCACAAGGTCGTTCAATGATCCATATGGAGATTGGTGACCCAGACTTTGGTACACCTGCTAATATTACTATGGCCGCAGTGCGGGCCTTGACTGAAGGTAAAACTCACTATACCAGCAGTTGGGGTGATTTAGAATTCAGAGAAGAAATTCGTAGTGCTACTTACAGAAGTCGCGGCTTCCTGCCTGATTTGAATCAAGTCTTGGTAGTACCCGGTGCCAACGTGGGCATTTACTATTCTGTATTCTGTTTATGTGATCCCGGAGAAGAAGTACTAGTACCTGATCCAGGTTTTGCCACATATTATAGTAGTATCAAAATGTGCGGAGTCAATGCAGTACGTGTGCCACTAAAAGAACAGCATGGATTTAAGATGCAGGCCAGCGATGTACGTGAGCTGATAACAGATCGTACTCGTTTACTGATCCTCAACAGTCCCAATAATCCAACTGGCGCAGTAATGACCAGGGAAGAACTTAAAGCCATCTACGACTTATGCGTAGAAAAAGACATCTACTTGTACAGTGACGAAATTTATAGTCGCATGATTTATGATGACTACGATTTTAGTAGTCCTGCACAGTATGACCAATGTCGGTCACACGTTATTCTCAGCAACGGATTTAGTAAAGCATTTGCAATGACAGGTTGGCGCTTGGGCGCACTAATTGGACCTTCCGAAGTTATGGATCGTATGAGTGCATTGTTACAGACTACCAGCAGTTGTGTCAGTAGTTTTATTCAAAGTGCAGGCATTGAAGCCATACGTGGTCCACAGGATTCGGTTTACCATATGATGAACGAATATAAACAGCGTAGAGATATTCTTGTTGCTGGACTAAACGAAATATCGGGCTTCAACTGTCAAACTCCTGGAGGCGCATTTTATGTATTTCCAAATATCACAGGCACAGGTCTAACGGATGTAGAAGTTTGTGAACAGTTAATGGATCAAGCAGGCGTAGTCACTGTTCCTGGTAGTTGTTTCGGAGAACATGGTGCTGGTCATATCAGGCTTTGTTACGCCACAGACCGAGATAGTATAATTTCGGCAGTCAAAAGAATTAAACAATGGGCAGATAAACTATGAGAGTGTGTGATTGGATCGCTGATTACTTAAAATCAATTGGTGTACAACGAGTACACGGCCTAATGGGCGGCGGCGCCGCTGGCCTTAACGACGGCTTTATCAAACAAGGTATGCCATATATTTGCTATCATCATGAGCAAGGCGCAGGCCATGCGGCTATTGGTGAAAGCAAGTACACTGGTAAGTTGGCTGTGGTTAATCCTACAACAGGATGTGCAGGTACTAACTGTGCAACCAGTGTACTAGATGCTTGGCAGGACAGTGTACCTGTGTTATTCATCTCAGGCAATGTTCGATTGAATACTTGCAGTGGTTATATTAATCAAACCAAAGGCGTTAACATTCGCAAGTATGGTATTCAAGAGCATCATGTTGTTGACACTTATAAATCAATGACCAAAATGGCCCACTTTATTACCAACGTTGATGAAGTTGCGTATACGTTACAAGAAGCTGTATGGAGAGCCACAATGGGTCGTCCTGGTCCAGTATGGATTGACATCCCAGGCGACATACAGTTGGCGCAGATGCCCGAGAATCCCGCACAGTTCCATCCTCCTGCAAGCACAGTAAAGACACAGGACTATACAGTAGTCAAAGAATTATTGAGCAAGGCTGAGCGTCCGGTAGTACTAGCAGGTTATGGTATTAGGCAAGCAAACGTAGTTGACGACTTTGTTAAATTCGTCGAGAGGTATGAAATTCCTTATGTAAGCACATATGGTGCCAGAGACTATACAGCAGACAGTCACGCACTAAGCATTGGCGCAGTGGGTCAACGCGGTAGTCGCGCAGGCAACTTTGCTATGCAAAACGCAGACTTATTATTAATTTTAGGCAGTAGTTTGAATGCCAGTGTTGTGGGCTATGATCCTAAACAATTTAGTCCGGCAAGCACAAAAGTCCTTGTGGACATCGACTGGAATGAACTAAACAAAGATATTGTTGTTGTTGACTACAAGTTCAACGACTATCTTGAAAACTTTTTTGAGGCAATGCTATGACGAGACAGGAATGGATTCAAAAATGTAATCACTGGAAACAACAATGGCCAGTGATGCAACCCGAATTTGCCGCAAACAACGATGACTATGTTTTAAATCTTTATGCAGTATTAGATGCAGTGAATAAACACAGTTCGCCTGAGCACATTCTCATGGGTGATGCAGGTAGTATCAGTTATGCAGGTCCTGTAGCACTAAATGCCAAATCCACACAGCGTTTTATATTCAGCCCTGCACAGGCCGACATGGGTTGGGCGGTACCAGCGGCCATTGGTGTAGCTATTGCCAGTGGTCAACCTGTTATTAGTATCGTGGGCGATGGTAGTTTTATGACTAACTTACAAGAGTTGGCAGTGGTTCGACAGCACAACTTAGACATTAAATTTATTATTTTAAATAACAACGGCTACCTAAGTATTAAGAATACCCAACAGAAATATTTTGATGGTCGTGTTTATGGTACTAGCAGTGAAACGGGGCTTTGGTTCCCAAATTTTAAGGGTGTGGCCATGACATTTGGGATGAACTATTTTGATGCACGATTGCAAACTGATTTAATAAACTTTCAAAATATCTTTGACGGCAAAGGTCCCGCAATAATTGATTGCAAGTGTACAGCGGATCAAGAGATACAGCCTAGCCAAGCATTAAAAAATGGCAAACAGGCAGGACTACACGATATGGCACCATTTTTATCAGACGAAGAACTAGCCCGGGAAATGATCGCAAAAATTTAGTAAATACGATATGAATCATTGGCAGGAATACGTTCGTGCCGCCTATGACCTCATATTGGAAAGTGAAGGCCAAAGTGCGGTATATTTAGACAGTGAAGTGGAAACTTACATTGTACACTTGTTTGCCAAAAACTTTAGACGCCTTGATATCGGCGAACAACCTATCGCTATTCAAATACTCAGCACCACAAACTACCAACCTGTAGCAGACGAGTGCTTACTGATAAACAGCTATCCCTTAAAACGACGTCGTTGGCCATCAGACACTTACTATGTTGAAATGGGTAAAATAGCCTACGGGTTAGCCAATATCGAAATAATGGAGCATAATTTCGAACAGGCTAGTCGCGTACTACACAAAGTTTTTAGTCGAATAGGTTGACGGTTAAACAATTATATGCTATTATAACACTTCAATTAACCCTGAGGTGTTTTTAATGTTTGAATCAATTGAAATTCGACGAGCCGCAAATGGCTTTATTCTTGTAGTACATACTGAAGACGAAGACAAAGAGTATGTCTACGACACAGAGCGCAAACTTATGCGCACCATTAAGTCCTATTTGGGCGAGAAAATTACAGCCGCAGATCATGACTAATACTAGAGTATTACTTTTTGTAATACCCTGGTAGATTGTCGGGTCTTTGACAATAATTCGCCTTTCTGCTATAATTATGGCATAGTAAGTAGAAAGGAACAAAGATGGACCAGATCCAAAAAACAGCACTCAAAGAAACAGTCAAAACCATTGCAGGACTCACAGTCGTTGCAACCCTAGTCCCTGCCGCAATTTTCCTGCTTCCTTTGGAAGTACTAGGCGGCATTGTTAGCATTGTAGCCCTATGCTTTGCTACCAAAATGATCTATGATTCCAAACTTGCCCAAGCAAAGTTTGACGCAGAATATAAAAGCAACCCAACAAATTAAAAAGTAATACCTAAGTATTAACCTTACAGTTTACTTGGGTATTGACCAAAAATGGGTATTTTGTTATAATAACTGTATTGCAACAAAGGAGCTAACAGATGTCGCAAGCAACTATTCGTATTCGTAGCGGTTCTTATCGTAACAAGACTGTGAACGGTCTGTGTTTTGAACTGGTTGAGCAGTATAAGCGTACCGCAAACGGCGGCCACGTCACTGTTCGTAATAACAACACTTTCCCTGACTGCCCTGAAACTATCCGCATCAAAGTGGACGGTGTGGCCGCATACGAATTTGTCACCGGCGATGTGCAGGTCACTGCTCAAATCCAAGAAGCTCAAGTCACCGAAACTGACGAGCAGGCTATGGAGCGTATTCGTGAGCGTTTTGACATTTTGCATGACATGACCAAGGCCGCTACCAATGGCGACATTCGTGCTATGATTGTGTCAGGTCCCCCTGGTGTTGGTAAGAGTTTTGGTGTTGAACAAGAGATTGAAAAGGCTACTCTGTTTGAACAGATTGCCGGTAAGAAGCTTCGTGCAGAAGTTGTTAAAGGTAGTGCTACCCCTATCGGCTTGTATCAAACTCTTTACAAGTATTCTGACCCCAACTGTGTTGTGGTGTTTGACGACTGTGACAGCATCTTGCTTGATGACGTTTCTTTGAACTTGCTCAAAGGTGCGTTGGACTCAGGTAAGAAGCGTAAGATTAGTTGGTTGTCAGAGTCCAGCACTCTGCGCCGTGAAGGCATCCCAGATCAGTTTAACTTTAACGGAAGTGTGATTTTTATCACTAACCTTAAGTTTGACGGCATGAAGAGTCAAAAGCTTCGTGACCACTTGGAAGCTCTGCAGAGTCGTTGCCACTATTTGGATTTGACCTTGGACACTATGCGTGACAAGATCCTGCGTATTAAGCAGATTGCCGCAGACGGCGAATTGTTTAAGGACTACGATTTTGAGCAGTGTGCTCAAGACGAGATTATCGACTTTATGAACGATAACAAGAACAAGCTTCGTGAAATGTCGTTGCGTATGGCACTGAAGATTGCAGATCTGCGCAAGAGCTTTCCTATGCGTTGGAAGGCCATGGCGGCAACTACTTGCATGAAGCCCCAAGGAGTTTAATATGAAACAGCAGGGTATGACATTGATTGAGATCATGGTACTGGTAGTCATTGGTGCTACTGTTATTTTAATTGCCATGCCCTTGCTATTTGGAACATCCGGTAACAGCAACGTCAGTATCGGCATCAATGGTGTTACCGAAAGTCGTTGCATCGAAGGCTACAAATTCGTCATGGATCAAAAAGGTAATGCTCGACAGATCCTTGATGAATTTGGCAAAGGTGTAAGGTGCCAAAATGGACAATTCTGACAAAGTATTTTTTGGAACTATACTAGCCTTGTTTGTAGCAATGACAGGGCATCCCGGTTGGGCATTTCTAATATTTTTATTTTCAATTTTTGGAAGTTAATTATGTATCAAGTGTGGGATGGTGACTTGTTTTTGTACAGTGTAGATACAATAGAAGAAGCAAACGAAGCTCGTGAATCTGGATTTACTGTAAAGTCTACAGAGTATTACGGAGCATAAATCAACATAGGAGGTCTAACATGCCTTGCAGAGACTATGAAGATGACCGCAGTTACGATCGATCCAACAGCGAAGTTCAAGCACTGAAAAAACAAAATGATCGATTGGCTCGCATTGCCTGTAAAGCCATGCAAGCACTAGAAGAACTTGAAAAAGAAGATTTCCTGCTACTCAAAGACGACGAAGTTCGCGATTGGTGGCTAGTTCATAAAGAAGCAGATCGTCAAGCGCAAGAAGCACTGGCTCGCAAAAAGGCAAAACAAGAAGCTAGAGCGCAGGCAATGTCTAAACTTACTAACGAAGAACAGATTTTATTGGGATTGAAAAAGCGATGAGCGGATACACAACCTACACTCGCTGGCAACGCATTGAAGCACAGGCCAAACTTCTGGGCTTTCGATTAGGTAGCCCCAAGCATGGCTGGGGCCGAGAAGATGCCACGGACATGGTAACACTTTACCCCGATGGTGATGCTCTACCTGTGTTTAGCCGGGACGCTGATATCTATTCTGGAACATTTCGTGAAATTGAAATCTTCATGGCTGGTTGGGCCCGTGCTCAACAATACGACATGTTACTGCGTCTAAGCGACGACAAGAAACGCAAGAAATACGAAGCCAAAGAAGTTGAGCGTCAGCGTCTGGCCAAAGAACGCGAAGAAAAAAAGAAAATGTATGCAATTCTTGCAAACAAAAAAGAAACTGATGTAGAAAGGATCATGTAATGGATACTAAATGGATAGCGATTCTCTGTGTTGGTATTGCTGTAGCAATGTTTGCTCCGTTGGCTATCATGGAGTACGGCAAAAGCAACTGTCGCATTGAAGCAATTCGTGCAGGCATAGATGCTGACAAAATCAAAACTGCGTGTGATCTAAAATGATTAGAGTCGTACTAGCTTTTATTATTATATTCGGTCTTTTCTTTTTCGGCATCAATGCCGTAAGGTCAATGACTGGCAAAGAGCAATGGGCATTAGCCCGACTCTTGACCTACAGTGCAGTCTGTGCTATACTTACTTTTGCAATTTTAATCACTCTCGTAATTCTCTTTTAAGGAACTAAAAATGAAACGTTTTGCTATTCTTGGTATTGTTGCGGCTTCACTGCTGGCCGCAGGCTGTACTCGTATTGAAACCGGTGAGGTTGGTCTGCGCCGCGGTTTTGACAAACAGGTCAGCGGCACTGAACTATTGCCTGGGTCGTTCAATCAAACTATTGTAGGTGAAGTGCTGACTTTCCCCATTAAAGACGTAAGTGTGAAAGTCGAAGACATGACCCCTTTGGCCCGAGACAACAGTACAATGAAGGACTTTGATGCTTTGGTTGTTTATAACATCAATCAAGCCAACGTCAGCGATTTGTATAATACTAAAAACAAGAGCTTTCATGCTACACACAATGGCGACGTTTACTTGATGTATAACTACATTTTCAACGCTACTCGTAACGCTATTTACAAGAGCGCACGTAAGTATGAAGCTTTGGACATGGCTGATAATCGGCAGGCCATGGAAGCAGATATTCGTGAAATTGTAGTCCGCACACTAGCAGACGAAAAGCTGGATGGTATGATCAATGTGAGCCAGGTGCTAATTCGTAACATTGTGCCCGCTGACGCTATTGTGGCCAGTGCCAATGAGTTGGTCAAAGCCAAGAACGAACTCAAGCAAAAAGAAGTTGAAGTGGCCACCGCACAGGCTGAAGCTCGACGTATTGCCGCACTGAACAGCAATGCTGGTGCTATCCAATACATGGATGCGCAGACTCGTATGAAGCAGGCGGAAGCACAGATCATTCTTGCCGAAGGTATTCGCAACTTCAAAGGTGGCACATTGGTCTTAGGTGCAGGTGTTGTACCTAATTTACCTGTGGGCAAGTAAAAGTTTGGGATCACCAAAAACACAGTTAGCTCCTGTGGTGATCCATTTTAATCCCTGCTTCGGCAGGGATTTTTTTGACTTTGTTCTTTGTATCTAGTAAAATATAAGTATGAGTATGTTTCAGTTTACCTACGTCGAAGACTATATAGAATTTATCGGTGGCTGGCGAAACGCCCAGGGAAAACTCTTGGGCATTTTCGACAATCAACCTAGTCCACTGAGTTTGGCCAGATATGATGTTGCCATTGTCAGTAGTTTGGCCGAACAGACTGCTATCAATAACAAAGGTTACACAGACAAACAAGGCGAACTTGCTAAAAAAATTGTAGACAAGTATCGCCGACAATTAAGTAAACTCACCCCGCCTGTTATTGTTCCTGACGTAGTGGATCAATTTAGAACACCACTACGAGTTATAGATAGATCTAAACGGGTGGACATCGTCGATGGTATGTTTGAAGTTCGATTTCCCTATGATGTAAAATTAATTGATGCAGTTAAAAAGCAGGCCAAGGACGGCCGGGGACATTCACATTTTGATCATGATCGAAAGATATGGTATATGTCAATGACTGAAAGTAATCTTAACTGGGTCATGGCCATGAAGGACGTACACGGCATTCAAGTCTCTGCAGAAATAGAACAGCTTTATAATCAAATGTTAGCAGTGGAACAACAGGATCATAAAATCTGCTTACAAAAATCTGACTCCGGATATACTATTACCAACGCACCCAAGGCCTTGCTTGAATACGTTCAACAAAACATTGGAGAATTAAATCAAGATAATATTCTAAGACTAGTAGACAATGCCGAAACGCTGGGCTATGAAGTAGCAGATAATATCAAAGAAGAAGTCTGTGCTATACTGGGCGACAATCGTACACTGTGCAGTATTGTAAATAAAAGAGCCAGCACTGTTAATCGAGATGATATCAGCTTGGATTCTATAGTTGAATATGCTAGACTAGTAAATAGATTGCCTGTGTATGTTTATACCACAGGCTTGCCCAAAGACGATACTGACGAAATAAAACATCTAAACAAGGGCAGAAGTTATAATGTGTTTGCTAAGTTAATGGTCAGTTATACCGAGACTATGATCGGTAGTAAAAAAGAAAGCTGGCAAATCAATGCCGAAAAAATTATATACCTAAGATAATGGCCATCGCTAAACTATTAATTAAAGATGAAGTAAACGTAAAGATCGATGGTCTTGAGTTAACAGATAAAAAACGTCTAGTAGACAAATTTAAGTATGAGATACCCGGGGCAAGATATTTGCCCGCGGTTCGTTTAGGTCGGTGGGACGGAAAGATTCCTTTTTTCAACCTGGGCGGCACTACTTACATCAACTTATTGCCAGACATACTACCATATCTAGAAGAACGTGGCTATGATGTTGAAGTAGACGACGTTAGGGAATACAGCACAGTATTCGAATTCGGACAGGTCCACGAAACTAGCTTCGCCCATGTCAATTGGCCCAAAGGTCATCCCATGGAGGGTACACCTATACTGCTACGGGATTATCAAGTTGAGATCATTAATAGATTCTTAGAAAATCCACAGTGCATACAAGAAGTGGCCACAGGTGCTGGTAAAACGCTGATCACAGCGGCATTATCTGCAAGTGTGCAGAATTATGGTCGTAGTATTGTAATTGTGCCCAGTAAAGACCTAGTGCGTCAAACAGAAGCAGACTATATCAACATGGGTTTGGATGTAGGTGTACTGTTCGGGGACAGAAAAGAATATACTCGAACACACACTATCTGTACTTGGCAAAGTCTAAATACACTACTCAAGAACAGTAAAAACTTTGAAACAGATGTACATATAATGGACTTCATCGAGAATGTGGTCTGTGTTATGGTTGACGAAGCACACAGTGCCAAAGCAGATGCACTCAAGACTCTGCTGAGTTCGGTGTTTGCCAGAATACCTATTCGTTGGGGACTAACTGGCACAGTGCCCAAAGAGGACTATGCTTTCCAAGCTCTGCATTGTTGCATAGGACCAGTGGTAGGCAAGCTCAGTGCCAGCGAACTACAGGAAGCCGGGCATTTAGCTAACTGCCATGTTAACATTTTACAGTATATTGACTTAGTCGAGTACAAAGAATATCAAGCAGAACTAAAATATCTTACTACTAACACAGAACGTGTATCACATATTGCACGTTTGGTGGATAAGATCAAGGACAGCGGCAATACATTAATCCTAGTAGATCGTATTGAAACAGGTAAAATTCTGCAGACTGAACTAAGTACTTTATTCAGTTTACTGTCAGATAAACCCGATGTTACTTTCATTTCGGGCAACACAAAAAGCAAAGATAGAAAAGAAGAGTATGACGAAGTCGCCAGCGCAACAAATAAAGTCATCATCGCAACTTACGGTGTGGCAGCGGTTGGAATTAATATTCCTCGGATCTTTAACTTGGTGCTGTTTGAGCCTGGCAAGAGCTTTGTGCGAGTCATCCAAAGTATTGGTAGGGGCATCAGAAAAGCTCAAGACAAAGATCATGTGGAAATTTGGGACATCACCAGCACCTGCAAGTTCGCAAAAAGACATTTAACTAAACGCAAACAATTTTACAAGGAAGCAAATTATCCATTTAGCTTGGAAAAAGTTGACTGGAAGACTTGACTTTGATCTAAGTTAGTGTATACTAACATACTATGAGATTATTAACATTAGAAAATACCAGCTACGAATTAAATGATATTCCCGAAGAAGTCAACGACATAAGATTTTGTGTCTTAGACAACAGTGATCCAAAAGATCCTGATTATTTTTGGATACCTTTAATTTTCTTAGAATCATTTAACAGTCCTGCACTAGTACTAAACATAGGCGGACACATTATTAAAATGCCCATGGACTGGCAGATGCTAATAGGAGAACCTGATTTAGGCGACCTTGAAGTAGTGCCATTGACCAGCATCAACGATAGGGGATTCAGTGTTTTTGCATTTAATCCCTTGAGTAGTTTTAGGCCTGAGTTTTTTCCTGTGGAAGTCATTGACATCTATCAAGATGTCAAATGGTACTTTCCTAAACTCAAGCCCGGGCAGATGTTGGCCATTCCACTAGAGACTGGCACAGAAAAACCTCTCTGTGTTTACTTTGTTAAAGATATTACTAGACAAAGTGAGGTAGTGAATTATACTAAAGTGTGGTAAGGAAATAAAATGTCACAGATGTCAGAAAAAGACTGGTTGCATAATTTACACAACGCCAGTAAGTTATATAACGAACAACGTGCCCACAGAGACTTTCAAGCCAATGAAGTTTACAAATTTGTAGAATGGTTACACAAAGAGTATGGATACTTTTACAGCAAGCCTGAGCTAACAAATAAAAATCACGAATGAATGAAGTATTAAGAATCAAAGTCGAATCTTATAATAAAACGCCCTCGACTAGTTTGGAGTCTGGTTATCTAGAACGATTATCAGACTTGTTGGATTTATTTAGAAAATACAACGTAAACAGTGTATTCGATAGTGGCTGTAAAGATAGGCACTGGACCCGGCACATAGATTTTGCAGGTAATAACATAAACTATATAGGCGGAGATATATCGTTATTTCATGTTGGTAGAGCCAGCGTTCTTTTTCCAGATATTACTGTGCTTCACCATGACTGCACATCTGATCCTATCCCACATGTAGATTTAGTTTTATCCAGTGACGTTATGATTCATTTGTCCAATGAAGATAAATTAAGATTTTTAAAAAATTTCATATCCAGTGACATACGATTTCTATTAACAACAGATAGCGGAAACATGGGCAAAGATAGTTTAAGTCCCGATTATCGAGATCTGTGTCCGTTTGCTCACGTCAACTGGTCTGCCGCCCCGTGGTATTTCCCTGATGCATTAGATAGTATTGCGGATCATGAACAAACTGATCGAAGTTTAAAATTATGGCACAGGGATCAATTAGTTAATATTATTGAAAAGATAAAGTTATGAAAAAGAAACTTATAGTATGCGGCTGTAGTTTTAGCGGCCCCAGCGAAACACTGCCAGGCACAAGTTATGCAGAAGTATTAGCAAGAAAATTAGATTGGGATTTAGTACATTTGGCTAGACAAGGCTGTAGCAACGGTGGAATAAGACTTCAAATTGAAGAAGTAATTCGTCAGCGTCCAGACTTTGCGATCATTGCGCCAACATTTCATGACAGAATGGAAATCCCAGCCACTGCCGCCCCTTATCAATTTTCAGACCGAGACTACAAAGGTCCGGGCAGTGATCTGCAAATGCACTTACAGAACATCGACATCAAAAATGGATATGTGCCCGAACTAGGTATCAATAATGTAAACTATAATAACCGTCCATACACAATGATCTGCGAAACAATCTTTAGTTTGGCGGAGAATTATGTGCATCCTTATCGTGCGGCTAAAATTGATAAGAATACACAGAACGCAGTTAAACAATACATCAATCATTTGTATGACAGTAATTGGAAACTGCAAATGGATACTTGGATCATGAGAGATGGTATTGTGCAGACTTATTTGGCTGGCATCAAGTTTATTGTTTTGCCTGATAACTTATGGAATGCCAGTACGGTTAGAAGTATCATTCCCAAAATTGTACCTGATCGATATCTAATCACCGACAACAATCTATTGCCACAGCATGCCACATGGAAGTATCCTTTTAAAGGAGAAGATCCTGGATACCATGGCGCACCCGAAAGCCAAGAATATCTTGCAGACATTTATTACAAGATTATCACAGAATGGCAAGATTAAAAGCACTGTGCGTGGTAGCACATCCCGACGACTGCATTATTTTTGCCAGGCCGTTTATGGAGATTTATAATAAATTCGACTGGAGAATATTGTATCTCACTTACTGTGATTTTGAACCGCGTGGCCGTGAAATAGCTAATTATTGGAGACCCCAGGGAATAACAACAATACATCTGGGTTACACTGATACTTATAAAGACATGGAAAACAATAGTCTCAGCTTTAACCAAGAACAAGCAGCCAGGGAAATTGTTAACATCTGCAAGGACTACAGTTTGATACTTACACACAACGCAGACGGAGACTACGGACATATACATCACCAATTCGTCAGTCAGTGCGTTACAGCCTCGGGTAAACCTACTGTGTATTTTGCCAAACATGAACAGGCTAATATGACTTGCACTGTGCGCACAGACATAGATCTAACAGCTTTGCCTTTGCACAAAGAAGTAATCGAAAGTTTCGAAAATATTAATCAAGGAAGATACACGGTCGCAGATTCAGTAATGGAGGTAATCGATGGGACAACTAAAACCTGGAATCAAGTACATTTATGAACGCAATGACGGCATAGTTTATGCCAGAGAATTTGGCTCAGACCCTAGCACAAGATTTGTGGTAGGTTATGAACACGGTAAAGATTATGATCCCAGAACTGATGATGGCAGGCCCTTACATGACCATATGATGGAAGATCAGCTTTGGGGACAAATTCGTAGGCTAGCGAGAACCAATCCCACTTTACAAGCCGAGCTAGAACGTGTTATAATGCTGTATCATCTTATCAAAGAAGATAAAAACACCGGTCTAGAATATCATCACGTATAATGGATAAACTTTCAATCAACAATGAAATGGCTCAGCTCGACATAAAAAATCGAGCATTTTACGATGAGCTCACCGACGACGAAAAGAAAAAATTCACAACTTATTTGATGCTGAGATACGCAGCCAGCGTAGAAGGCAGCGATGATTTACAAGAGTGGTATCTTAGAGCCACCAATGACAAAGTGAATCAGAATTTCTTTGACTTAAACAAACACCCCAAACTTCAGTGGTTACTCTGCACCAGTGTAAGTCCAGGCATGGGCCGTCAACGTCATTATTGGCAAGCCAGTAAAAAACGTGAAGGCGCCAGCAACAGCAAGAATATTAAATTTCTAATCAAACTTTATCCACACATGAAGCAGGATGAGATTGAGTTGTTATCCGACATTAACACCACAGCAGATCTAAAAACGATGGCCAAAGACTTGGGAATGAGCGATCAAGATATCAAAAAGGAACTGGGTTGAAGTATACTAGGCTGGTAGTCAACGGTTGTAGTTATATGGAAATGTATGCACTGGGCAAAGGTCATATAGACTTGGCCCAACGTTTAGGCATAGAACGCAGTCATAGTCTGGCCCTGGGCGGCAGTGCAAACAGTAGAATCATACGAACTACGGTCAAAGATAGTTATACTACCACTGAGCCTACTTTGTATGTGTTGGGTATGACATTTATTTCAAGAAATGAAATACCTATTTTAAAACCCACAGACGTTGAAAATTATATCGACGATATGTCCTTTGAAGGACGGTGGACTAACCCACAGAATCAATTTTTCGAAAAACTCTGGGAAGATCATTGGACTGTAAAAGACACAGACGCTTATGTCGATCTAATGCATAAAGCCGAATTGTACAGTCTATTAGACAGAACTGAAGATTTGATGTATAGGTTTTTATCGTTGATAGCAGATCTTCGCAGTAGAAATCATAACTGCATAATTTTTAATCAAGCAGATCAATCGACTACAGAACCTATTTCAAATAATCAAATTTTATTAGAAGCACCAAAACTTAAATTTTTAAAAGAAGTTAAAAATTTTGTTCATAGTTTATCTTGGACTGCTGTACAATGGCAACACAGTCAGGGAGTGCCCAGCACCGTGCCAAATAATGTCGTGAGAAAATACGGGAACACCCCTGATGAAATGAAACATAGACTGCCAGGACATCACCAAAAGCTCAATGAATATTTGATTAATTACCTTAAAGATAATAAAATAATCTGATGTATATCTGCAAATACTGTAACAAATCTTATAGTAAAGAAAGCACATTGACCGCACACATGTGCGAGCCTAAACGCAGACATCAAAGTCAGAATGAATTTCCTGTGCAGTTAGGATTTAAAGCATATATTAGATTCTATGAACTAACACAAGGTAGTGCCAAACTAAAAAGCTACGACGATTTTGCAGCCAGTCCTTATTATCTTGCTTTTGTAAAATACGGAAGGCACGCTCATGCTGTTCGCTGTGTAAACTTCACTAGCTTCACTGATTGGCTACTAAAAAATAATAAAAAGTTAGATCATTGGTGCAAAGAAGAATTCTATTTGCAGTGGTTGTCAGAGTATCTACGTAAAGAAGCTGTACAGGATGCATTGGAACGAGCACTAAAAGAAATGCAGGACTGCGCAGACAATGACAAAAAATTACAGGCAAATTTTAACAATTATTTTAGGCTTGGTGCTGGCAATCGTATCGTACATCATATTCAAAATGGGCGTATTAGCCCTTGGATTGTGTATAATTGCGATAGCGGAATTGATTGGTTGGGAACACTCAACGAAGAACAAATAGAGTTAGTAATGCCGTGGATTGACCCAGACTTTTGGCAACGAAGATTCAAAGACTACGTAGCAGACACAGAATGGGTCAAAGACATCTTGGCAAAGGCCGGCCTGTGACGGAAATTACTATCTTAGACAAGGACCCTTCTTATATTATGGAACTGGTTAGGGAACTAAGAGCACAGGGTTTTGTACAAGGACAGGACTTTGATTTTGCTTATAGACCCGCTCACTGGGATAATTTCAGTGGTGATGCAGTGTACAATCGCCGTACTGTGTTTACATTTTACAGGGACGAGCTGGCCAGCTGGTTCAGTTTGAGGTACGAACAATGACTTTTAAGAGCGACATCGACATAGACTTTGCCAACAGGGAAAAGATTTTATCTTTGTTAGCACACGCACCTGCCAGTATAATGAGAGATGGTAAACTAGTAAAACATAACACAGGTGTTTACTTTACAGAAGTACCCAGAGATCCTTTTACAGGCCAGTGCAGTTTGGATCACAGCGAAGCTGAACTTCGGGGCTATGTTAAGTTAGACTTTTTGAATGTAAATTTGTATAATCAAGTTGCCAGCGAACAGCATCTGGACCAATTGATGAACACAGAGCCTGATTGGCCGAAACTCAGGGAAAGATCATTCTGTACGCAGTTAATTCACATAGGTAATCACTACGACACTATGATTAGTATGCCCGAACCTGTGAACAGTATTCCGAGGCTAGCCATGTTTTTGGCAGTAATACGTCCTGCTAAACGACATTTAATCGGGCGAACTTGGCAGGAAGTTGCAGAATCTGTTTGGGAAAAGCCTCAGGATGACAGTTACTACTTTAAGAAAAGCCACGCTGTGGCTTATGCGCACCTCGTTGCGGTGCATATGAATTTGTTAGACTTTTCTAACTAGGGTAATACTACGGCGCTTACTGCGCTTCTGTGCGTTTTCTTTGAGGCTTAACGCTGGCCCATATTTTAATTCCACGTCTTTGCTGTTAAATGTTTTCAGTGTGGGCCTGAACTGAAACCAATCTTGTTTGAGGAAGATATTGATGGGCACCATCCTATTGCTTTCCCACCACCACGTTTCTCCAAGCTCTAAATATAAAACTTTTTGTTGTTCTGTTCTGAGAACAGCAAAATCATAGATACTGGTAATTACATCGTCAATATTCTGAATAATTCCAATGTATTCGTTGCCGCCGTAGGTAAGATAGCTGAGAAAAGGGTACTGATCTAATAGTTTTTGGTAGTCCATCACTGAATATTTAGCGATTCAAAAATATCCTAGTTTTGGATTTGGATATGCGCTAAATATGTAAATGCAACAGATTAATACATATATCTATGATAACACGGTTCTGGTTCAAATAACCACGGACCCAGATATACAACAAAGGAACAGAGTCGTGTATACCAGAACAATTACCTGCTATAAGGGCGTGGACAACGTAATCAAAGTCCGAGTACAAAATCAGGATCAAAAACCCTATACGTTATCTAACGTACAGCCCTTGGTGTTTAGTCTAATAGACGATTACGTAACTAGCAATGCCAACGTCGTATTTCAGTCTAATGTGACTATTTCTAATGCTACTACAGGCATAGGGACAGTTACTATCCCCACAGCTAACATAAATGCTTTTGAACGTGATCAGTACATTTACAGCATTTACTATACCAGCGGTAACGTAAAGTATGCAGCCTATGTGGATGACAATTGGGGTGCGCAAGGACAGATGTTTGTAGTCAGCACAGCTTATCCCAATAACAGCTAAATAACAAATATACAGGATTTTAAGATATGGCATCATATACAGTCGTAACAACAACCGCAGCCAACATAGCAGGCAACGGCAACACTATTGCCAGCACAAAGGTCAAGGTAGTGGCCAACGCTGCCTGCGTGTATGCTATCAACGCACCAGCAACACTAACAGCTAACGTGGGGGCAATGATCCCTGCGAATTTCCCCACATACATCAATATGGGCGGTATCGGCAACAGAATTAGCGTATTACCAGTAGCAGGCGGCAGCACAGCAATCACAGTCACAGAATGCGGTACAGTTTACCAAAGCGCATTAAATCAAAATAGTACAACTTACTTGAAGACATAATTATGAAATCACACGAATTTATTCAAGCCGCAGCCGATATTTTGTCCGCATTTGGCAATAAAGAACAAGCACCAGTAGACATTACAGTGTCAGGTAAACTACATCCAGTCGATGCAGATTTAGATGATCATACTGATACCAAAACAATGGTAGCACCTTTACAACAAAAACTTGAACTATTAAAAAAAGCAGTTGACGTCAACAGCTATTTTGATGAGAACAATCCAGGGTATGATCCGGGGCCTAATGAAGGCGACAAGACCAGTGAAGAATTAGAAGAAATTAAAAGACTGGCAGGCGTCATGCACAATGCAGGTGACGACAACGATGTACTGGATGCTTAATTAAATGGCAATAGGTAAAATTAAAGCCAGTCGGGTTAATACTGTAAACGCCACAACATACGTAGGCGAAGAAGGAATTCTATTCTATAATTTTGCCAATGGCGTAATCAGATTGTCTGATGGAATAACTCCAGGTGGAGTTCCTGTGCCTTATACTATTGCATCAAATGTTACAGTCGGTGGTATTAAAGCAGGTCCCGGTATCGTTATTGACAACACGGGTGTGTTGCGTATAGACACTGCTAACTTAGCACTGAGTTTTGGCAATTTCACAGCCAATAATAATACATTAAGTATAACCAACGCTAACGAAAATATGATACTGTCCACTAACGGGACAGCAGAAATTCAGTTAACTGGTAACGTTGGATTTTATAAACCAGATGTTTATCCACCCAATGTTGCTAATTTGTTTGCGAGATTTAACAAAGACGGACAAAGTACATTTTATGTTCCTACAGTAGATGCTACAGCCGGTGCAATGCAAGTTGTTGGATCTACTACTGGTAATATTTTCTCCCCGATCAATTCAGGAGTAATGCTTCATATTACTGGACAACAAACTGTTCCTTCTAGATTTTATAACGATGGCATAAACGAGTTTGCATCATTTGTTGGCAGACGATTAAATGGTAATATTGCCAGTCCCACTCCTGTCCTGTCAGGACAAGATATAATCCGTATTTCTGCGACCGGGCATAACGGCAACACCATACCCGGTACAGCTAGTACTAGAATCACATTCAAAGCTTCGGAAAATTTTACCACATCGGCATTTGGTGGCAATTTAGTATTATCTGCAGTACCAGCTGGAACAACAACTCTCAGAGACATAGCATGGGTAACTGGCACAGGATTAACTGTAAATGGAAATATTACCGCCGGAAATGTTAACGCGGCAGTAACTGGTAATGTAACTGGTACTGCATCAACAGCTACCAGCCTTACAGCCGCTACTAGTATATTAGCAGGCAAACTAACAATTGATCCGGCCAACATTAACAAAAATTCAGACAGCATACAAACATTCACCCTCACAGGCCTAACAACTAGTCACAAGATTATAATAACATCTGGTACTGCGTTGACATTTGGCGTTGTTATTTCTGCAGCCTGGGCCAGTGCCGCAGATACCTTGAGCATAGAATTTCAAAACTCCACTGGTGGAGGTGTTAATTTAGGTAACAATGATATTCAATACTTTGCTTGGGTATAAACGTGGAAACTATCTGGATAAATCCAGTAGTCGGCGGATCATGCACTCCTAATATATGTGGCGGTGCATGTTGTAAGTTTAAAAATTATAGTGCTGGCAAATTAATTTCCGAAACCTGGTGCGAGCACTTTGACCAACAACTTAGTTGTCAAATTTACGAAACCAGGCCCGAAGGATGTCGCAGATATCCCGAAGTTAGGTCATTAATTTCTTATCCTACACATCCGGGCTGTGGATATTATCTAATAGAATCTGAATAATATCATTTTAATCAAACTATTTGATTTCAACCAAACGTTAGTGTATACTAACAAACTATGTTCAATTCTGTACAGGACTATACCCTAAGCATCTTACCACCTAAAAGAAAAACTAGTCAAAGTGGTTGGCTGAGTTTTAATGCTGTGTGCTGTCAACACAATGGTCACAATGTGGACACACGCGGCCGCGGCGGCGTTAAAACCAACGGCGATGGAGGAGTTAGTTATCATTGTTTTAACTGCGGATTTAAAACTGGATACACTCCTGGGAGAGCACTGAGTTTTAAATATCGAAGATTTTTAAAATGGCTAGGCGCAGATGCTACAGAAATACAACGACTGGTCATCGAATCACTAAGACTCAAAGATCTGGTCAACCCCGAACAGATTCGAGACGTTGAACCAGAAGAAGAAATTACATTCCAACCTAGATCATTGCCTAAAGAAGCCATAAGTTTTTTGGGCTTGGCTGAATTTTACGAATTAGCAGATAAGAATTATCCTAAAAATTTTGTAGACGCAGTCACTTACGCCGCAAATAGAAAAATTGATCTACAACGCTATGAATTCTTTTGGACTCCGGAAGTTGAACACAAATTAAATTACAGGGTCATTGTTCCTTTTAAATACAACAAAGAAATAGTTGGCTATACAGCAAGAGCAGTCAACGACGGCATCAAACCCAAGTATCACAGTGATCATCCCGGCCACTTTGTTTTTAACTTAGACAATCAGCGTCCCGAGAATAAGTTTATTATTGTGGTAGAAGGACCATTTGATGCCATGGCCATAGACGGCGTTAGTACACAGACCAACGAAGTAAGTATGCAACAGGCGGACTTAATTGAACGCTTGGGCAAGCGAGTTATATTTGTACCCGATTTTGACAAACATACAAACAAGCAGGGGCGAGAAGTATGGCCCGGATACACAGCGGTAGAGCAGGCCATGGACTATGGTTGGTCAGTGAGTTTCCCTGTGTGGCACACTGAGTGCAAAGACGTCAGCAAGGCAGTTGAACTCTACGGGAAACTGTTTGTGTTAAAAAGTATACTGGCTGGAGCAGAATCCAATCCATTGAAAATTAAATTATTGGCAGCGAAAATATGAGCAAAGAATACAGCGCAGATCTACAAAGATTATTTTTAGAAATGATGGTTCAAAATCCTGAAAGTTATCTCAGAGTACAGAACATTTATAACCCCGACAACTTTGATCGTAGTCTCAAAGAAGCGGCAAAGTTTGTTAAACAGCACGTGGAAGG